CTCGGGCGATACTAACAGCTTGAGATCATTATAAGCTGTTTCTGTGAAAAATAGTTTTTAATTAGTTTTCCAAAAAGTTATCACTAGAGTTATATTTCTCTTTTCCTAGGAGGAATAAGTATGGCTGTATTTTCGCCAACTAATGCAAAAGTACATTTTAAAGCTTATGATGGAAATTTTACCGACGCTCTAGGTAACACAGCTATCACTCAAAATAATGGTGTGGCAATGGCTACTGCTCAAAAATTGTTTGGGCAGCAAGCAATGTTCATGGCTAATTTTAGTGATAGTATTACATTCAATACCCCTAGTGTTTTTGATGTAGGAACTGGAGACTACACAGTTGGTTTCTGGTTTCACCCCACTCAGCTTACATCATACGATAGGCTATTTGCTACAGGTCCTGATTCAGGAGGTAACCCTTTCCGTATTTATAATCATAACGGATCGATCGGGGTTTATGTTGAAAACGATGATGAAGTTCCAGGTGATGCTAATCATGATTTGATTATCAATTATTACCTTGGTGCCGGTGCTGCTAATCAATGGTGGCACATTATGGTCCAGCGTAATTCTGGAACAACAAAATTATATATTAATGGCACTGAGCAGGGATCTTCAACTGTATCATATGAAATTGATAATTCATCTAGTCCAACATTAGGTGCTGATATTAATGCAGCAGCTACTGGGGTAAAAGGATATATTCAGGATTTTTTCTGGACTGAGGAGGCAGTATCATTCTCACAAGCTGATTTTGATCCTAGTACTCCTGAACCTGTTACTTTTCATAGTGGAAATCCATCAATAAGTTCTTTCTCTTCTTCCGCTAATTCGGTAGAAAATAGTGGAGATACTGTGACACTTTCTTGGAGTGTTTCAGGAGAAACAAAATTAGAGTTACTTAAGTATGTCGGAGGACTACTTAATAGTACTGAAGACGTTTTAGGATTAAGTTCCAAATCAGTTACGATCACAGAAACAGTTTCATATAAAATTAGAGCTACCAATGATAATTCAGCGGTGGACTCTAGTTCGGTCCAAATAACTTTAGGTGGAGGAAATAGTATGGCTGGTACAATGTTATCAGGTAGCGATGCTATCCCTTATCAGTTACATGCCGGAGTCCTTGGTGGCTTCGTTTCAGGTTCTAGCGCTGGTCAATTCCAGGCAATTCCAGTTGAAGGTCTTACAGCAGTTTCTGCCGATAGAGTCGCTGGTCGAGCACTTCATTCGAGTTTCGTTAACTCGTCAGGTTCTATTATTGCAGCACTCAACTTTTTGCAGAGTGAAGGCGACTTTACAGCAGGACAAGGTATTGATTCATCGGCTCTAAATTCCGATGTTATCAGCTTGTCTGCTAGTCATCAATCGTTCCAGTTTGATCTTTCTGGTGGAACAGGTAAGTTAGAATTGTCTGCTAGTGTTGCTGGCGATGGTCTCGCTTTGTCTGCTGGTTCTCTTGCTGTCAACGTTGACGATAGCTCTATTGAAACCAACAGCGACACATTGCGTGTTAAGGCTTCTGGTATCACCAACGCTATGTTGGCTGGTTCGATTGCTAACAATAAGTTGGCAAACAGCACCATCTCTGGTGTTGCTCTAGGCTCAGCCCTTAATACGTTGACTGCTGCCTCTAAGGGTGGTGTCGCTGTGTCATCTTACAACGGCTCTGCTGCTGTGAGTGACCTTGCTCTTGATATCGACGGAATGGATGAAATCGGCGCAGCCCTTGTTGCCGCTGATACCTTCGCTGTCGATGATGGTGACGGTGGTACCAACAAGAAAGCCACGGTCGAGCGCATTGGTGATTTCGTTGGTTCTGGTGCTGACTTCAGTGTTTCAAGCGGTGCTCTTTCTATCGCTGCTAGCCGAGTCGGAAAAACTGAAATCGTTGCTTTGGGTGTAGGTACAGCCGAACTCCAAGCCGATGCAGTCAATAGTGCTAAGATTCTTAACGCATCTGTCACTAGTGACAAGCTTGCAGCTTCTATTCACCGTACCGCCGCTGGCGAAAATATAGTGTTTGATGCAAACGGCACAGCCGCCACTGGTCTTTTCCTTCAAGGTACAGACTCTAGCGGAAGCACAGCAAGATTCCAGGTTGTTGTACAAGGTGGAATGTTACAGTTGAAGACAGGAATGGCTCTGCCTTCTGAGTCTGGTGGAACATCTGCTGCTGCTGACGGTGCTGACGCTGCTTAATAAGTAGTTGATTTACCGTAGTATAGGTTCTTGTGGGCGGGGGGCTTCGGTCCCCCGTCCTTTTACCTATTTATATTATGTCTTCCATCAAAATTAAGAAACTTACACTTCAACATTCTTATCTCATTCTTGAAAAAGAAGAGGTTGATGAGATTTGTCTGCAATCAGATAAACAAATAAGGGAAATGATAGAACAAAGGTACCCTGAAGAATACAAAAGGATATTTGAAAACAAAATTACAAAACCAAACCCAGATGTACAAAACAAAGAGGAAACATCTGAAGAAGTCGAGGCAACCAAAAACAAAAAAAACAATGATGTAAAAAAGCTCTACAGAAAGATAGCAGAAAAAACTCATCCTGATAAGATTGGAGATGATACTCTATCTGGTATGTTTTCTAAAGCTTCTTTAGCTTATCAGGAAAATGATCTAGCGACCTTACTAGAATTGGCAGGCAACCTGAATATAGAGTTAATGGAACTAACACCAGAATCAATACAAATTTTAGAAAATAATGTTGTTTTACTTTCTAAGAAGATACATACTCAAAAGAGCACAGCAGCTTGGTCTTTTCACGTTGCAAAAACAGATGAAGAAAAAGATCTGGTTTTAAGAACAATCATAAGTCACTTTACGGGGAAATAAAATGAAGTTAAAAAAGATATCATTTAAAGTTTTAGAAGAAGACATAAGAGGAATAGCTAGAAATAGCCTATCTCTGGTAATTGGTCGTTTAGGTACTAGATTCCAAGAAAATACAGCACAAGTTAGTGATTCACTACAAGAAGGAAACAGTGTTGATATTCTTACAGAAGTTCAGAATGTAATTGAGGGATTAGAAGAAAGCATTAAAGAACTGCAAAATCTAGCAGATTTAATCGGGGAAATTCCAGATTTAGAAACTGAAGAAGAGTAATTAACGACCGATACAAAGGTCTTCGAATATAGCTCTGATCTGTAAAAATACAGTTTCTGAATTTGCTGTAGGTGTGTACAGTCGGTCTCTTTCACCTCTTACACAGTTAATAAATGTGTTATGGTGTTGTTCAAGGGCAAATACAAATAGTTCGAAACCTAAAGTATTTGATAGTTCACCTATCTCCAAACAAGACATAGGGTGCTCGTTCATTGTCTGTGCTTCTTCGTCAGTCATTGTTATAATAACTTTTTGTGCATCTGGTCTCCACGAAAATGGATAAGTATTCATTGACCAGTACATTGTATCAATTGTTGGCTCTTGTCCAGCACTTGGTATCATTCTGCCGGCCTCTATCACAGCAAGAAACTCGTCAGCATAGACAAAATCAGACACCATTCTTGCGAGGTAATTTTGCGGTCTTAAGTCATCACCGCCCCTAGCACCTACAACAACTAGTCCAAAGCGAAATGTGCTCGTTATCGGGTCGTCTAAGAGGGGAGTTATGCCTTGAATCATTGAGTCTATCTCATCCCTGAAGGATCCGGATATATCGAGAACAAAAACTAAATCTACACCACGATTATCAAAACCTTCATCAACCTCACCGTCACAATCATTATCCAGATCGTCACATCTTTCTAAGGTTGGCAAAGTTTGATTATCACAAGGTCCACCAAAGTTGCCGTCAGTACAGTACCTAATTCCTGCTCGACATTCTCCAATGCCTAAAGTTCCGTCTGGACCTTCGTAACAAACAACAGCAGTTGAGTTTGGAATATTTTCGTCAACAGTTCCATTACAATTATTATCAACCCCATCACACGTTTCTTCAGTAGGTCCAACGTGACCATCACAATATAAACCCCCGTTGTCACATTTCATAACACCAGGTGTACAAATACCAACCCCATAATCAACGTTTTCTTCAAACCCACAAAGCTGATGTATTTCTGGGTAGGTTTCATCAATGGCAGCATCACAATCATTGTCTATGCCATCACAGATTTCTTCAGAAGGTCCTCGTGCTCCCACACATTCTGACCAGCCACTTGTTGTGCAAGTTTTTAAACCGTAAGAACACTGACCTGCTCTTTGTGCGATATCAATAGGATCAGCCGCAGGGAAGTCTTGACCGTGCTCATCACATACAAGTTTTTCACCAGGAATGCACTCAATCTTGACAAGCCTATCTTCTTCACACCCAGAGATAGCACTAAGAGCAAACAGTAAGGGTAAGAATCTCATTATTTTTTACCCCTAGAGGCGATACACATTTCTTCGGAGGAAAATATAAGAATAGTTATTGTGCTGCTTTGTACCCACCTAAACCTTAAAAAATTGATCGGCAATTCTTGTTCAGAATAGTCTGCTGTTAGAATAACAGGAACTTTGTTCTTTTGTGTCCCTGGGGGGACAAAAGCAAGCATCAGATTATTATGTTGTCCCACTTCTATGCGGCCGCTTAGATAACCGCCCGCTTGAACTTCGGGTATACCTATTCTAATTTCAGTTGTTTCGCCAGCTATGTTTCTTAAATTATTATCTGCCTGTAATATCCATTTACAATTATCTCTTTGTCCAGGTAGATAATAAGTTATGTCTTTTGATAATACTAATTCTGGCTGAAAATTGTTTTTATATATTAAAAACGAGGAGACTGCAATTGTCACACAAAGAACACACAAGAGCACCCATCTATTAGTTAATACTCTTGTCATATGTTCTCCTAAAAAACTAGTGAAGTGATATTCCCTCTTTCTTACTCTCATCGATGATCTGGATGAAGGGAAGTTTCACCATTTCTTTAGTAAGTATGTTTTTGCTGGAGTTATTCTCAGTTGTAGTTATAACATAGACAAGACTTTGGTGCTTTTGTCTCTTTATTTCATTAAATTTCCACTCACCATTGATCTTTTCCCAAATTGGCTGCAAATCAGAAGTTTTTGGCTCTGAGATAGCATTTGAGGGGAATAAAACTAAAGCCGCTAATACAAAAGCGGCTATTTTGATCATTTTTTGACACATTGACAACATCTTATAACACCTTCTTGGTTTGTGCGTTTGTAACTTATTACAACTTAAATAGACTGAAACTCTTTATTCGGAAATAGTTATTTTATGATACGAATAATTACGGATACCCTTAGAGTGTGTTTAATCACCCTGTTATATGTTACGGTTGCAAGCTGTTCTGGTGCCTGTACTTCTTACCATAACAAGGCAAAACCACTAAGGCATAATTTTCCAGTAAAATCCTTTGTTCAACTAAGAAGTGATACACTTTGGAAAGGATGTGAACTTGATAAGGACAATAAAGTCAAATGTCAAAACGCAAAATCTCGTGCTGTTTCATCTGGGTCTTTTATTAAACACAGTGAAGTCTCAAGTGATGTAAGTTATGTTTTAAGTGCAGGGCATTCTTGTCGTAGTACATTTATGAAAGAAAGAAAAATAGATAGTGTAGTGGTAACTCATATGGGTCAAAAATTTACTATTGTTGATTACAATGGTTTTAAATATAATGCTGATGTGGTTGCCATTGATAAAAGATTTGATCTTTGCCTACTCAGAGTAAATACTGTACTAACTAAGCCACCAATTCTTAAAGTAGCCAAAGATCGACCTAAAAGAGGACAACTTGCTTATAATATGGCTGCACCTCATGGTATTGTTTTTCCAAGAATGGTTCTAACATTTGACGGATATTTTACAGGGTATTCACCAGAAGGCTATGCAATGTATAGTATGCCAACTAAACCAGGAAGCAGCGGGTCTCCAATTGTTAATAGTAATAATGAATTGATTGGCAATATTTTTGCTGGGTATCGGTCGATGGAAAACATTGGTGTTGCATCACCACTTCTTGCAATAAAAGTATTTTTGAGAAACTCAATTGCTAAAGCCGAAATGCAAGTATGGCAAAAATTAAACAACAATCAAGATAAAACAGATTCTACTATGATCAAGATGATGCAAAATTTGCACAACAATCTTCATGAATATTTTCACATTGGTTCCGTTAAAGATGATGGAGGTTTTGAACCTCTGTAACATAAGGGGGATAAAATGCCAAGCAATTACAAGACAGTAATTGTTACAATATACCGAAAAAAACAGCCAGCAAAAAAGCCGGTAAGTGAAGAAATTGCTCTAGAGATACCTGTAGTAGATTATGAAATTAATCAGGTTATCACAAAAGAAGAAACTAAACCCACACGGGGCGTGCAAATAGTAAATTTATTTGGAGACGAAAAAATATAATTCTTAAGAGTATTTATAAAACGACAAGGAGGCTTCAGTATGACTAAGTTAGGGAATCAATTGTCTGCTCCGTCACTATCTGGTGGTGCATACAATACTAAAGGCATATTAAGAAGTCGCAATGCTTTATCTGGCGATAGCTCGACTGTCCCACTTAATGTATCAGGGACAACTTTAGTTCACACAACAACTGATTATGCTTTTGATGAGGTTTTTCTGTGGGCAGCAAATCATGATTCAAGTAGTGATTTGAATTTAACTATAGCAGTAGTTCCTAGTAGTACAGCACCTGCGGCTGCTTTTTCAGACGCTAAAAAAACATTTGTTATTCAAGTACTCAATCGAGAAGGGCTTCAACAAATTTATCCTGGTGTTCCACATAAAAATGTTTCTATTTATGCATCAACAACATCAAATGATAAAGTTAATATATTCGGATATGTTGACAGACATTATAGATTAGATGTAACTGATGAAACTTTAGGGTATGACGGTGGTAGTTCATAATGAAGAAGAGAAGATTCCTAGGTCACGTTTCATCTATTCTACAACTTAAAGCAGAAGCTACAAAGGCTTTAGACAAAGCACTAGAGGAAGGGCATATTCACGGCTCACAGCAAAATTCCGGATCAGTTTATATTACTGAACCCAACGCTGGGCTTTTTATTCAAGGAACTAATCATTTAGGACAAGCTAAAACTTTTCAACTTGGAGTCACTGGCAGTATGCTGGTTGCCCTTCCTACTGGTTCATCCTAAAAATAAGACAACAATATAAGAATATAGCTTTGCTGCTTACTATTTATAATGACTTAGAGTCAAATATTAGGAGGAATTAATAATGCCTAGTCCACGAGTAAGAAAAGCAAGAAGGGCTGCAAGAGTTGCAGCAAGAGATGCTGCACGTAGAGCAGCAGCACCTGCACCCAAGGCCGCACCTAAAGCTGCACCTAAAGCTGCACCTAAAGCTGAGGCTGCAAAAGCACCCAAGAAAGTGAAGAAGTCCAGTGCTAAAAAGGCTGACTAAGAAGTTTCTTCTAAATGAAGAGTTTAAAGTAGATGCTGGAGCTTCTGTTCAAGCTCTTTATGATATTGTATCTAGTATTAGAGTTACTAACAAAAGAGACTCTGGAAGAGTCCAATTAGCAAAAGAACATATACGTTCTATTAAGCGCCACGTAAGATCTCTAAATGAGCGTGTAAATGCTCTTGAAGAAGAATTAAAAGTACTCACAGAGGATAAGTAATGGGTGGCGTAGCTGGTCACATGGATCATCTCTATGAAAATAGAGATTTAACATTTGGTGAAATGAAGGAGATCCTTGAAGCTGCTGCTAATGGTGAACTGACTGCTGAAGAAAAAGTAGACGGTCAAAATCTATTTCTTTCTTATTCTATTCCCGAGGGAAAAGCCAAGGGAGCCCGTAACAAAGGAAATTTAAAGTCTGGCGGTTTAGATGCCGCAGGGCTTGCACAAAAGTTTGCTGGTCGTGGAGGGTTAGAAAAGGCTTTTAGTGGCGGCTTTGCTACTTTTGAAAAAGCTGTTGAGGCGTTATCAGACGAAGAGAAAGAGAGAATCTTTGGACCCAACACAAATATTTGGTACAATGCTGAGGTTATGGATCCAGGTAATGCAAATGTTATCCTCTACGATGATAAAACACTAAAAATACACGACGTTGGTCACTTTGTGTTTGATCGTGAAACTGGAGATCAATCACCAATTCCCAGAGGAACTCTTGAAACTCTTGATAATGCTATGGAGAGAATGGAGAACCAACTTCACAGCGATGATTTTAATTTAGCACGAAGAGCTTTAGTAGACATTAAAAAAATTGAAGATGATGGACAAGCCCTAAATCAAGCTTTTAATCGCATTAATAATGAGATGAGGAAAGAGGGATTAAATGATGACTCCACTATCCTTGATTATATGTACAAAAGGTTAATGAATGGTATTGATTCTGAATTACCTAGAAATTTAAAAGAAGAGATAATAAATTATATTCTTAAGCTTCCCGGAAACATAGGACTGCGAGCACTCAAGAAAGGCTTGAATCCTCAAGATTTGCAAGACCTTAACTCAATAATAGCGGGTAGTAAAGTATTGCTTCAACAATCTGTTGAACCATTAGAGTTAGCTATCCACGACTTTACAGTTGAACTGTTAAAAGGTCTTAGAAGTATCTTTATCGAAGATAATAACAAAGAAGTAATGCGTCTCAAGAATGAGCTTGCGAACGCTGTAAAAGAAATCACTTCAGTTGGTACTGAGAATCCCGAAGCCATGGCTGTTATGCAGCGTCACCTCAACAAAATCAAGGACTTTTCTACGATTACTACGCCAGTAGAGGCGGTGGTCTTTGATTATAATGGACACACATACAAGTTTGCGGGCAACTTTGCTCCGCTAAATCAGATACTTGGGATGTTCCGCTACGGGAACCTAAAAAGAAGTACAAAAGAATCTCTAGTTGTTGACAAACCAATCATAACAGAGAAAGAAAATAATATTAAGAAAGAAAGAGCAAGACAATTTATTTTAAATCTTCCTAAGTTCTCCCCTAATGAGTCTTGGGGCAAGCCTCAATCCATGGAAAGAAAACAGGTTGAGAAGATTTTTGCAACAATTTCAGGTGGTGCTAATATTCAAGCTAAATTTGACGATATAATTGATAGAGCTAATTTTGATACTAATATGAGATCGCCACGAAGAATTATTAGTACTCTTATTTTTCTAGAGTCTTTATCTGCGGTGATTAATAGCTTCACTGAGTCGTCAGCCGGTTTTGTGCTTGAAGGATTTCTAGCAGCCATGTTCTCTGGAGAACAGGTAGTAGACCCTGATGACGGTAGTAAACCCATTGAGGATATTATAGCGTTCAAAACTATAGAAGGTGTTGCGGGAATCCCTGTTAGTCTAAAATTATTAAAAGAAGGTGGAAAAATAGAGGGAAGTTTTACAAACCTTGTAGAAGCTTTAAATACTTATCCAGAGATGCTCTACATTGTCACAAGAAAATTAGGCGATGAAATTCAAATTCAGCAATTTGCTATCACACGAGACAATGTTATAGAGTTACTAACTTCCGGCAAACAAGAAAAAGCCAAATATGAACTTTTTGGTTCCGGTGATAAACCCCTTGTTTACCCTGGTAAAAAAGATAAAAAATTATCAGCAGATCTACTCGCTAAATACGATAGAAGATTACTGAAATACAAAAATAACGTCGTAAAACAAGTGGAAGAATTAAAGAAGCTCTATGCTGCTGCTGAATGGCCCGTTAGGTATGAGCTTCTTAAAAATACATACGGATATAGCGCCCAAAAAAGGGATGCCATGGCTGCTAAGTATGAGAAGGCAAAGAAAGAAAAAGAAGCTCGTTTAAAACAACAAGATACTCAAGCTACCCAACCCGAAGAAGAGACACAGCCTGTTGAAAATAATCCTGAACTCGCAGAAGAGGGACTTGTTAGATTAACTATTGAAGAACAAAGAGAACTTTGGAAAACTGATTTATTAACAGAGGAACAGAGCGCAAAGGGCAGAAGCTGGAGTATTTCTGCTACAGAGATCGTCCCCGATACTAAAAAAGGTACAGGAATATCTTCAGATATATCAGGGTTTAAGATTATTGGTAATTTACCCGTTTCAACTGATAGAATTGTTGCTGTTGCTGAAAACTATATGGGCGTTCTTGAGGGTTCTATTGAAGAAATTTTCAAGGCTACAAAAAATTTATCTGATGACATAGATGGATACTTCACTTACGGTGATAGGAGTGATGCTATTACTGCTGGTGATGGAGCTATTAAAAATAGTGAAATTATCGGACAAGAGATGAAAACTCAAGTTGCTAAAGATAAATCAGCACCAGCCCAAAGAAACGAATCACTAAATAACACCACTCAAGTTATTACTGAAAAAGAAGGTAAGCGTATAGCTCTATTCCCTGGTAAGTTTAAACCACCACATCGTGGTCACTTTGATTATGTGAATAAAATTGCTAAACGGTCTGATGTTGATGAGGTGATTGTTTTAATTTCTCCCGTTGATTATCCAGAAGTAAGCAATGCGCAAAGTTTGCGTATCTGGGAAGAATACCTTGAGAACGGTGAACCAAACATTACTGCAAAAATTGCAGACTACCGCAGTCCAGTTCAGGCAGTCTATGAATTTGTTGCTGATCCTGAGTCAGCCTCCGATGGAGATACGGTTCTTTTAGTTAAGAGTAGTAAGGATGTAGGGGATACTCGCTTTGATCGTGCGCAATCGTATGCTGAGCGTCATAACCCCGGTGTAAATGTAGAAGACATCGTTGAAGATCCTGTCCAATCCAAGGATGGTATTGTTTATAGTGCTCGTGATATGAGAAAAGCAATTGCTGAGAGAGATAAAGAAACTTTCTTATCTTATGCTCCGCCATCAATTGACGGAGAGGCTCTGTGGAATTCTTTAATTCCTCAAACTGAAAGACTGAATTCAGTGATAGACGATACCATTGATGAGATGTCTGCTGGGGGTGTTGGTGGCTACTCTCTACCCTTGGGAATGAAACCTGTTTACCCTAACAAAACCCGCTCTAAAACTAGCCGTCCAAAAGTTAGAAGAGCAAAACGTCAAAGACGGAGATAATTATAATACTATGACTATTGACCGAGAACAACTAATCGCTGAAGAACTTATCAGGGAGCATATCCGTAAAAGAATAGCTTTAAAGCTGGACCAGCAGAGACTTGCTGAGGAAAAGATAAGAAAAGTTGTTCGTAAATTGATTGAAGCTGAGACCGGTACAGAAGAAGCTAGTCGTAGTACAGGTATTAATGTTCTTGCTGATCTTTTGCAGAATATTATTCCAACACTCCAAGATGATTACAAAATGCTGACCACCTCAGAGGAACAAAGAGAATCTTTTAAAAATCATATTGTACACGCAGTTGAAAACTCCTTAAGACCCATAGAAGCTAACACACAGGGTGAAAAACAAACTGAAGATATAGAGTATGAAATTGACAGAGATACACTGTTAGAAAAAATATCCATAGATCTTGATCCACAAGATGACGGAAAAGAAGCACAATCAATAGAAGGTGAATTCATTGATGTTGATGGCGATGGCGATTCAGATGAAGATGACTTCATAAAACTAGACGATCAGAATGAAACTGGTAGAAACTTTGCTCAAGCTTCATATAAAAGGGTAGAAAAACAAATTGTTGATGCTTATGATATGTTAGCAGATGAAAAAGACAAGGATGTTTTTTATGACTATCTTGTTACGAATCTACTTTTATATTTCGATAAATTCGAAGACGAACTTCAGAACGATTTGTCTCCCGTCTCTACTCCAGAATATGAAGAGGAAAAAGAAGACCCTACAGATGATGTTGAACAAGGGGTTGATATGGAATTAGATCTTTAAAAAATTCTTCCTTAACACTTTGTCAGGCTTCGTTATAATAGCTGCAAGCTGTTAAACAACGAAAAAAAACTCTTTTCTACTTTTCTTACTTTTTCTAGCTTTATTGGAGCTTGATAGCTTGCTAGCATATATAGAAATATAAATAATTTGACAAGTTCTTCGTTGTATTATATAACATTAAGTGAATGGGGGTAACCGGTATCGATTGATAGGAAAGTAAAAAAGGTGCAAGGGTGAGGGAAGCGTGGCTCACTAAAAACGCTTAACTTCTAATCGCAAACGACGATTTTCAACTAGCACAAGCAGCTTAATAACCTGACTTGACTTGAGGCGACGGCAGCCAAAAAACAGAAAGCCGTACTGTGTCTTTGTAAGTGCTTTTGATTATTTTAGCCACAATAAAATGATCTAGTCAAGTGGGCTGTCTGACGAAAAAAACAGACCTAACCTTGTGAATGACCTCTTTATGGAACTAGACAAGACGGGAGTTCGATTCTCCCTACCTCCACCAGCCGCCTTCGGGCGGCTTTTTTATTACCCTGAGAACTAATTATATAAACCCACTTATTTGGGGGAATATATGAAGAAAACCATCATTTTAGATACAAATGTGTATCTTACAGAGGCAGGTTCCATATTGGCATTTGGGAAAAATAATATTGCAATCCCAACAATTGTATTAGATGAGATAGATAAACATAAACACCGTCAAGATACTGCCGGTCTTAATGCCCGAACTATGAACAGGGTATTGGATGCGTTGCGCTCAAAAGGTAGTCTTATGGAAGGAGTTGCGCTTGGGAGGGGCAAGGGTAAAGTCTTTGCGGCTCATTATGATGCAAATTTCCTACCCGCTGGGATGAAAGAGGATGACTCAGATAATAAAATTATTGCCGTCGCCCTCCGATTAAAAAAGAAAGGTCACGAGATCGCTGTAGTGTCTCGGGATCTCAATATGAGAGTCAAGTGTGATGCTTATGGTATAGAGTGTTTTGACTATCAACCACAAAAGGTTATTAATTCTGTAGAAAATTTATTCACTGGTACTCAAGAATTGGAAGTGGACTTCTCACTTATTGATAGATTTTATACAGGAGAGCCATTTGTCCTCCCGGAGCAGAAGAAGAGACTGTTTCCCAATCAATTCCTTCTTCTTAAAAACGAAGGAACAAATAAGTCAGCGATTTGCCGCTATGAAGGAGAGAATAAACCTTTAAAAAAAGTAAATAAATACAAAAACATATGGGGTCTCTCAGCAAGAAATAAAGAGCAACAATATGCTATGGATTTATTATTTGATAAAAATATTCATATAATGTCCTTGACAGGTCCGGCTGGCACTGGTAAAACATTGTTAGCTACAGCTTGTGCATTGGAACAAGTCATTAACACTACTGGTGCTTCTGGTGGTTATGACAAACTTATAATTACCCGTCCAGTGCAACCAATGGGCAGAGATATTGGATTTCTGCCTGGGACTTTAGAGGAGAAGATGTTGCCGTGGATCGCTCCAATTCGAGATAATTTGGAGCATCTCTTTGGTGACCGCACTGCTCTAGATATGCAGGTAGAACAGGGAGTTATTGAAATTGAGGCAATGACTTATATTCGAGGTCGTTCTATCGCAAATGCTTTTATGATTGTTGATGAGGCTCAAAACTTGACAGCACACGAATTAAAGACTATAATAACAAGGGTAGGACATGGGACAAAGTTAGTTCTTACAGGTGATATACAACAAATAGACAATTCCTATGTAGATTCAGTATCAAATGGTTTGACTCATGCAGTAGAAAAATTTAAAAATTATGACATTGCTGGACATATCACACTAACTAAAGGTGAGAGATCACAATTGGCAACCCTTGCTTCGGAGATATTATGAGAGAATATGTTTTTGAGAAGGTAAAAAATACCACTAGGCATTTTCGGTTTGGGAATGTCCCTGTTTATCAAAAAGATCAACTACCAGATAACGTTGATGCCCAAGCTATTTTTCGCTCTGTAGAGAAGCTAATACCATCTAAATTATTTAGTGGACTTAAGGGAGTGCAGATAGGTCACCAAGAAATTTTTGATGATCGTGAAGCTAATGCCCTGTATAAAGACGGTGTTTTTTATATAACTCAAGATCAAGATAATGCTGCTGATTTGATAGATGATATTGTTCACGAATTTGCACACCACGCAGAAGTTCTATACCCGGAACAAATTTATGGTGATCAAAAAATAAAAAAAGAGTTTCTCAAAAAAAGATATGAGTTGGAATTTGAACTGAGGTCAGAAGGATATTGGACACAGGAGTATGATTTTAAAAACCTTAAGTTCGATGAGGATTTTGATCAGTTTCTTTATAAGCGAGTCGGTAAAAACCTACTCAGAATGATTACTTCTGGGATGTTTATTCGACCCTATAGTTCTGTTTCATTGCGTGAATACTTTGCTACTGGATTTGAGCAGTATTTTCTGGGAAGTAAACAAAAACTAAAGAAAATTAGCCCGGAACTATATAACAAGATCGATGAACTCGTCAACAACTAAGAAAGCGACGGAACTTTGGCTGGAAAACATATCTCTTATTCAGAGTGGAAGAATTGGCTTATTTGCCCACACTATCACAAGCTTACCTATATTGATAAGATTAATAAGTTTGAAGGCAATATTTACACTGCCTTTGGAAAAGCTTTACATACCCTATGTGAGGAAACTCTCACAAAGACTGAACAGTATAGATCTCAGGAAAAGATCACTACCTTGCTTAAGGAGCAGTTTGTAAAGGAACTCAAAGCCCTGCCGGCTGATGAACAACAGAGAGCGGCTAACGACTTTGACCTGCCTTTGTGGATGGCTCACGGCATTGAGATTATTCCCGACCTTTACCGCTCACTAGTAGAAAAATTTGGGAAACTTGGCGAGGATTGGCACGTTTTAGCTGCTGAGGAGTTTTTGTACCAACCCATCACAGAGTTCACGGAAGCAGAAAAAAATTTCAAAGGTTTTATTGACCTTGTAGTTCATTCTAAGAAAGATGAGAAGGTTCACCTAATCGATTGGAAGACTTGCTCCTGGGGTTGGCGTCGTGAAAAGAAAAGTGATAAGGTTATGGCCTATCAGCTTGTATTGTATAAGCATTTTTATTCGCAAAAGTATGATGTTGATCCCAAAGATATTGATTGTCACTTTGTTCTTTTAAAGCGTACTGCCAAGCCTGGAAAAAAAGTAGAGTTTGTTAGAATTACGGCGGCTAAAAAAAGAACGACAGATGCATTAAAATCTTTGACTACAGCCCTATACAATATTACAAAAGAACGATATATTAAAAACAGAAATTCTTGTACGAGTTGCAAACACCGCCCAGGTGTCTGTGAATTTTATAGGACTGAGTATTGCAAATGAGGTATTAAATTGGATAAAAAAATTACGGTTATGACCATAAGTGACCACCCTTTGTTGCCTTCTGGAGTGGGAACCCAGACAAAATATGTTATAGAAGCTCTTCTTAATAGTGGCAAGTTTAATGTGATCTCTCTTGGAGGAGCGATCAAGCATCAAAACTATGAACCTAAAAGAATCGAAGGATATCCAGGATTTTGGGAAATATTCCCAGTTGATGGTTATGGTAATCCTCAAATGATTAGCCAGTTCATCAGAGATCGAAAACCAGATATCCTATATTTTATGACCGACCCACGTTTTTATGAATGGTTATGGTCAATAGACGATCAGATTCGAGATAAACTACCTATGGTTTATTATCACGTTTGGGATAATTATCCATACCCAAAATTCAATAAGAGATATTATGATGCTAATGATGTGGTCGCAAGTATTTCGAAAGTCACAAGTGATATAGTTCAGAATGTATGCCCAGAAGTGGAGGAAGAATATGTTCCACACGCAGTAAATTCAGATCATTTCTATCCAAGACCCTCGAAAGAAATAGACGACCTATATAAAATAAATCCAACACTAAAAGATAAATTCATATTCTTCTGGAATAATCGGAACGCTAGAAGAAAACAGTCTGGTAGTTTGGTGTATTGGTTCAAGGAATTTCTAGAGAGGGAGGATGTAGATCGATCAAAGGTTTGTTTGTTTATGCATACTGACCCTACCGATCCTCATGGGCAACCATTGCATTACCTTGCTTCTCATTTAGGGTTTAATGACGGAGAGATTTTTCTTTCCACCAATAAACTTCAGGCTGAACAATTAGCAGCGCTTTACACAATGGCTGATTGCACAGTTAATATTTCAGATGCAGAGGGGTTCGGGTTGGCAACTCTTGAGTCTCTATCTTGCGGCACTCCAATTATTGTTAATATGACAGGCGGTTTGCAGGAACAAGTCACAGATGGAGAGAAATGGTTTGGAATTGGAATTGAACCAAGTTCTAAGGCGGTTATTGGATCGCAGCAGGTGCCATACATTTACGAGGATAGAATCAATAAAGACGATTTTATTAACGCTCTTCTAGAAATGTATAAAAAAACTCCCCAACAATTAAAAGAACTTGGCGAACTTGGACAACAACACGTTAAGAATAACTACAATTTTGATGTTTTTAAGAAACAGTGGGTTGATTTGATGTTGCGGGTTCATGAGGAGAGAGGATCTTGGGATAGTAGAAAGAAATACAATAATATTAGGACAGTAGAATTATGATTAATAAACCTAAAATCTTAGTGGTTGGTCCCGTTTGTAACCTATCAGGTTACAGTGAACACGCAAGAACATTACTGGATTCACTGTTGGAACTACAAGACACAATAGAAGTCTATGTCCAAGACACTCAGTGGGCTGCAACTAGTCGTAGTTCAAAATATTACGAAAAGTATAAAAATCTTATTGACAAAACAAATCGGCTTTTTGTATCTCGACAGGATGCTCAAGGTAATATTAATATAAATGACTTATTTACTGCCACTTACCAAGTGAGACCACCTAATGAATTCCAGCCTATGTCCCCACACGACATAGGTGTCACGGCCGCTTTAGAAACAACATTTGCACCATCGGAATGGGTTGCTAAATGTAACACTATGAAGCATATCTTGGTTGTATCCAATCACGCAAAAGAAAACCTTAAAAATACAAAAGATGAAAACGGTGTTGGGATTTCGTGTCCAATCACAGTTATACCATTTGGACACGATGATACTGTGGAACAAATAGACATCTATAAAGGTATGAATATTAAAACAAAGTTTAACTTTCTTACTGTTCTTCAAATGGCACCAAGAAAAAACTTTAGGATGACATTAAAATGGTTTATAGAGAACTTTAAAGATGATGAAGAAGTAGGACTTATTGTAAAAACACATATGCATAATAATAGTACTATGGATTTCTATGCAACAAAGCAGGATATTGAAGCAACTCTTCAAGCTATAGCGCCTAGTAGAAAGTGTAAGGTTTATTTCGTTCACGGTAGTTTAACAGAACAAGAGATGGAGTCATTATATAATCCAGACTATATTGACTGTTATGTTACAGCCACACATGGCGAAGGCTTTGGTATACCTATCTTTAGAGCAGCTTGTAACGGTATTCCAATTATAGCAACAAACTGGTCTGGCCATTTGGATTTTCTTAGAGCCCCCAGTAAAAACAGGGCTGGAAATACTAAGCTTAAAAGCCACTTTATCAAAGTAGCTTATGACTTAAAACCTGTAGAACAACAACATTTGATGCCTGGTTTAATTACTGAGTCTTGTATTTGGGCTTATCCAAAAGAAGACTCCTTTAAGAAGTCTCTTAATTTTATCCGAAGGAATAAAGAATCGTTCCTAGAAGATTCTAAAAATCTTTCAAATTATCTTAGAGAAAAAAACAATCTAAAAGTTATTAAGGGTATGTATAAGGATTTCAATAACGAAGAACTTTCTCCGTATTTAAAAACAGTTCAAGAATATGAGGATGAAGTGGATTCACTTTTGGATGATTTAATATGAGTCTTATGATATTCTTAGCTGATGCTTTTGCTGAAGATTATGTTGGTGGAGCGGAGCTTACCTCGGAGGCTATTATCCAAGGGAGACCCAATAATAAAAACATAATAAAGATAAGATGTGCTGAGCTTACAAGCTCTGTAATCAACCAATATAAAGAAGCTCACTGGGTTGTATTAAATTTTGTTTCGCTTGATTACAGGTTAAAACTTCATTTGATTAAAAATGTAAATTATTCTATAGTCGAGTACGACTACAAATTCTGTAAATTCAGATCTTTGGATCTTCACAGAATTCAAACAGGTCAGGAGTGTGATTGTGCAGATATAAAAGAGAACAAGATAAATTTAGCCTTTTATGGGTATGCAAAAAAAATCTGGTTTATGAGCGATGCGCAAAAGAATATCTTCTTACAGAGGGTTAAGACAATCAAAGAAGAAAATACAGAAACTTTAAATTCTGTTTTTTCAAAGGGTGATTTAAGATTTATTGACTCGATAAGAGACAATGAAAAAAACGACAAATATCTTATTGTTAGAACAAACTCTTGGATTAAGGGTTATGAAAAATGTGTCAAGTATGCGCAAGATAACTCATTAGAGGCAGAAGTAGTTGCTGGTTTACCTTATCACGAATTACTAATAAAATTGTCTACTTCAAAGGGTCTTATATTTTTACCTGATGGTGCAGATACTTGTCCTAGGCTTGTTATGGAAGCGCAAATGCTAGGGTGTGAAACTATATTAAATGAAAACGTCCAACACAGATATGAATCTTGGGCTAATAGTGCTGAATCTTGTCGAGAACATATGAACACAAGGTGTTCTACATTTTGGAGTTTTTATGACTAAGAGTGAAACGATAGTTATTATGGGAAATGGTCCATCCCTTAAGGATGTTGATTTTTCTATGCTAGATGGTATTGACACATTTGGATTAAATTCTGCCTATCGAGCCTATCCTCGTTTAGACTGGTGGCCTACCTATCACGGCTGCTTTGATTATCGTGTAACAGATAATCACCAACAAAGCTTCATTGATCTTATCGATTCAGGTAAATTTAAAAAGCATTTTTACATAAGGAACTTAAGTGACAAAGATAATTTCCAATTTGTAAATATGCTACCGTATGGTAGCACCAACAAGATGAATCATTCAGAAGATTGTTTTACTCAGTTTCACGATAATGGTAATAGTGGTGCTAACGCTTGTTCGGCGGCTGTTTGTATGGGGTATAAAAAAATTATCCTTTTGGGTGTAGACTGTAACTATGTTGAATTTGTTGACGGCAGTAAAAAAGACGGACCTGGGCTGATTATGGATAAAACACCAGATAAGAACCCGAACTATTGGTTTGATGACTATCAACAAAAAGGTGATCAATATAATATTCCTGATGGTATTAAATTTCATATGCCAACTTGGAATATGTTTGCATATAGGGCTGCACACGCTGATATAGAAGTGGTAAATTGCAGCCCCATATCTAATCTAAAGTGTTTTAAAAAAATGAGTATTGAGGAGGCGATAAAATGTTAAAGATCTATTCAAAGATAAACCCAGACCTCCTACTTCATATGATTAATAGATTAGAGGATGTGGATGGTAGAACAGATATAGTTCCTGAAGACCAATTCATTCAATGTGCAACTATGAAACTTGAACAAGGTAAAAATTTTCAACCACATTACCATATAAAAAAAGAAAGAACATATAAAGAACAAATAGCACAAGAATCTTGGATTGTAATACAAGGCAGTGTTAAGTGTTATATGTATGACATAGACAACGAAACAATCCTGGCAACACCTATCTTAAAACCTGGTGATGCTAGTTTTACACTTGAAGGCGCTCATACTTATGAGATACTTGAGGATGATACGATTGTCTATGAATACAAGACCGGACCTTATGAAGGTCAATCACTGGATAAAAGGTATTTATAATGAAAATAAATATGGGATGCGGCTGGAGAGATTTTGGAAAAGAATGGATTCATATAGATTCTGGAGATTACGATCATCTAGATTATGAATCCATTGTTGATCTAAGTCAATTTGGTGAGAATACAGTCGATTTAATATATGCCTCACACGTTGTAGAATATTTTGATAGGCAGGAAATCCCATCAGTCCTTGGTGAATGGAGAAGAATATTAAAACCTGGTGGCACATTGAGAGTCGCAGTTCCTAACTTTACAGAAATTTCAAGACTATACACGGAAGAGGGTTATTCTCTCGACAAATTTGTTGGGCTTTTATATGGCAGGATGCCCATGGGCGAAGAGACAATATATCATAGGACAGTTTATGATTTTCCATCGCTTAAGCGAGAGCTAGAGGATTCAGGCTTTAGTGAGGTTAAGAAATATGACTGGAGAGATACCTCCCATTCAAAATTCGATGATCACTCTCAAGCATATTTACCCCATATGGATAAGGAAAATGGAACTTTGATGAGTTTAAACGTGGAGTGCAAAAAATGAGTTTTGAGGTAGTAAAAGAATTTGAAAATGAGATAGCATCTTTTTTTGGTGCTCCATACGCTGTGGCAGTTGATTGCTGTACACACGGGATAGAACTTTGCTTACGATATAAAAACGTAGATAAGATTATTGTCCCAACTCAGACTTATATTTCTATCCCTCTTTTATCCAAAAAGTTAAATATAGAACTTGAGTGGAAAGAGGAAGATTGGCTTGATTATTACTATCTTGGAGGCACAAATATAATTGATGCTGCCGTTCTTTGGAAAAAGGATAGTTATATACCAAACACTTTTATGTGCGTAAGTTTTCAGTTCAGAAAGCATCTAGCTTTAGGTCGTGGCGGTGTAATATTATGCGATAATTTGGAAGACTATAAAAAATTGAAAAAAATGTCTTATGATGGTAGGGAGCCAGACATCCCTTGGGCATCTCAAAATATAAGCACAGTAGGATACCATTATTATATGACTCCAGAAACAGCCAAACTTGGACTAGAAAAACTACCAGCGGCAAAAGAGTCAACACCTAGGCAATGGACTTTAGATGACTGGCCTGATTTGAGAAAGATGGAGGTTTTTAAATGAAAATAGGAGTTTTGGGACTTGGTGTTGTTGGCAACGCTGTTTATACAGGTTTTTTAGAACTTGGGCATAAAATGAGCTTTTACGATCCTGCAAAGGAGTCAAAGTTTGAAGATGTTCTTGGCAGTGATATCTGTTTTATTTGTGTACCCACTCCCCCAGATGAGAATGGCTTTTGTGACACTACTATCGTAGAGGAATCTATTGTAAATCTAGAATCTAATAATTATTCTGGGATTGTTGTTATAAAATCTACTGTTTCTCCTGGTACAACACAGAAACTAGCGGACAAATACCCGCAGCTAAAAATAGCATTTGTTCCTGAGTTCTTGAGGGAAAGATGTGCAGTTATTGATTTTATTGAAAATCACGACTTGTGCGTAATCGGAACTGATTGTGAGGAATGTTATGAAAAGATAAAAGAAGCCCACGGATCATATCCTTCGCAGTTTAGAAAATTATCCAGGACAGAGGCAGAACTAGTAAAATATTACAACAATATTTACAATGCAACTTTGATAACTCTTGCAAACAGTTTTTATGAAGTCTGCAAAGAACTAGACGCTTCTTATACAGACATTAAAAATTCCTTAGTGCTAAGAGATCATATAAATGATTCATACCTTCAGTGTAATGACAATTTCAGAGGATTTGGTGGAGTTTGTTTGCCCAAGGATACTCTAGCCATATCAAAATTGGTTGAGGAAAAAAACCTTGATATTGGTTTTTTTAAGATGATTTTAGAAGAGAATAGCAAATATAAAGTAACTGTATATGATGGGATGAGAAAATAATGAAGATATTAGTAACGGGAGCCAGTGGATTTATAGGGTCTTATCTGTCCCGTTATTGTGCCCAACAAGGTAACGAGACGCATCTATGTGACAACAACAAAAGAGGACAGGTTGATAGCTTCATAGAGGATATTTTAAAAATAGATGGCACTAAGTTTATCGAAGCTGACCTTACGAAGGTTGAAGATCTTCAAAAACTGGATGATGACTATGATGTAATATTTCATCTGGCGGCTATAAATGGAACAGAAAATTTTTATACAATACCTTATACAGTAATGGAAGTTGCTATAAAAAGCACGATGTTATTGCTAGAGAAATATAAAGAATCTAAAACTAAATTCGTGTTTACATCCTCTTCAGAAGTCTATGCTGGATCAATCCAGAGAGATCAAAGCTTGGTGCCAACTGATGAAAAAATTCATTGTACAATTGAAGATGTTATGAATGAGAGATATTCATACGGCGGTAGTAAGTTGGCCTGTGAAATTATTCTAAACAGTTTTAGTAAGCAATTTGGATTAGATTATCAAATTATTAGGTATCACAACATATATGGACCAAGGATGGGTACCAAGCACGTAATACCTCAATTTGTCCTGAGAGCCAAAAATAATGAAATGCCTTTTAAGATATTTGGTGATAAACAGACCAGAGCTTTTTGTTATATTGATGATGCAGTAAAAGCAACTTATGAATTATCTAAGTGCAATGAGAGCGGCATTTTTCACATTGGGAACGACAAGGAAGAAATAAAAATTATTGATCTTGCAAAAAAAGTAAACCTCTGGTATAATAACGATGATGAATATGATATTAGAGATGCCCCAAGGGGAAGCGTGGACAGAAGATGTCCCGATACATCTAAGTTAGAAAGTTTAACTTCTTATGTGCCAGTGGTCAATTTGGAAGAGGGACTCTCAAAAACAATTGAGTGGTATGACAAATGGTTTGATGAAAATGGTACAAAAGGTTTATTATGATTAAGAAGAGATTATGTGTTCTGCAAGTAACTCCTGAAGAACCTAATAAAGATCATGTTGAGTTATTTAAAGATAAAGAACATAGTGATTTTTACTTTGTAACCCACGATAAGGAAAATAAAGACGCCATTAAGTTTTGCCCTAATACAACCTGGGTAGAAACTAGAAATATTTTAGCCGAACTAGTACCAAAGGAGTACGAATATTATGCGTTTGTAGATTATGATTATGTGTTAAGACCTCAAAGAGATAAAAACGCACTAGATCAGATCTGTGAAGACCTACAGGATTTTGAACCCGCTGTCTTAACATACTATCCAGGTAAAGGACTAATAACTCCTTTTGCTGAAAATAAAGAGTATTACAATTCAGCAGACCATTCAGTAATACCTTTTACACATTGTGGTTTAAAAATAGTTCACCATTCGTTAATGAGTTGGTTCTTTCCAATGGTTACTAGGTTTGGTGGTGGTGTCGATGCTTGTCATCTTTTTAATATTCTAGAGATTCCTTTTCTTAGGCATGTTGTTTGTAGTCATAAGATGCTTTATGATAATGGGGTAACAGATCTGGAAACACCACATAATCAAAATGGTGCTTGGAGTAAATATCGAATGGATGAGATGTGGGCTTGGATTATGCCTGCATTCAAAAAAAGTAAGATTTTGGGTGACGGTAGTAACCAACAAGAGCTAAGAGATTCACTTCATATAAAAAATACTTTTATTAACTTGGTTTTGTCAAAAGGTTTAAAGCCAAAGATGATGCAAAAGCAGGACAATTATTTGGACATACAGTCCATTGAGAATTTTTTTGATCTATCTCATGAGAGGTTTGCAAATATAAATCTTGAAGTAGAAGAAAAGATAGCACCCCTGAAAGATGATTCGTACAGCACAGCTAGAGAACATCTAGAAAGCTTAACCTTTGAAGATTTCAAGAAAACTAGTAACCCTTGGGTTGAGATAACAAACGAAATTAACAATAAGATATCAGGTAAAAAAATAGAAGTTAACGAGTGTGTTGATATTTATCATAAACTTGAAGACCACAAATCTTTATTTCACAATGAATGTATAGTTGATCAAGATTTGTACAATTACCTTGACGGTAAAAGTGTTGCGTTTGTTGGTCCTGCTCCTCGCCTGAATGGACAGGGTAAAGGTAAAGAAATCGACTCCCATGATGTCGTAGTTAGAATCCAGCACGGAATTCCCAATGAGAAAGATTTCGGCACACGGACAGATATAATACAAAGTTGTCTTAATGCAAATTATGGGCCACCCATTGTTGAGCATTTGAATAATATTTCAAAAGAAGAAAGACCAAAATTTATAATTGCTAACGATACTGTAAGCCACCAACTGCCAAATAATCAGTGGGCATACATCGATCAAGTTTATGAAAATGTTTTTAAATCTTTAGATATTCCATTTGTTCACCTAAAAAATGAAGATGGTACTTGGGACAGATGGGCTCTTTACTGGCAAATTTACCCTAAACAACATGTAGAAAACTTCAACAATAAACAATTCCAAAGGCACTCGGCAAACTTTAATTCAGGCTATGGAGCATTGAACCACTTGCTTCGTTATCCCTTAATTAAGTTGTCTGTATATGGTTTGGATTTTTATAACACTGGGATACCACAAAACGATCAAGGGAAATACAATAAACTATATACTGACACATACGGTGTATCAGGGACTCCATTTGGTCCAGACCATATACTTCATGACCAATTATCGCAAATGATGCACTGCAAAAATATTTTGATGAAAGACGATAGGTTCAAGCTTGACGAAGACGTAATTAATATGCTATACTCCCAAAAGGTTACAGAAAGAATAGATAAATTTTCTAGGTTACCTAAATTTAAACATGAGACAAGATAATATGAGTGAAAAAAAGAAATCAGATAGTAACCTTATAAGTGTCCTTAAAGACGACGGTGTACCAGTATCCGAACTTAAAAAGTATGAAAATTGTTCAACCGTAAATCTAGAAGAATTAAGAAAAGATCTTGGTATGGGGTCTTGGGCTGTACGAATTGCTTACAATGAATTGTTTGGGGGTGTTGTAATTCAACAACAACCAGGCGAAGGAAATAGAAAACATTATCATCATGACGCCGATGAGAACTGGGTTATTTTAGATGGAACTTGGGAGTGGTGGATAGATGGTATAGGAACAAGAACTGTTACTACGAATGACATTATTGTAGTTCCTTGTGGCGTCTGGCATCACATAAAGTGTGTGGGAGATAAACCAGGGGTAAGATATGCGATAACCAGGCCGGATGTGGATCACGTATATGAAGATGAATGATATATCTTTTGATTTCACAGGCAAGACAGTTGTAGTTACAGGCGGAAGTAAAGGTATTGGACTTGAGGTTGTCAAAAGATTTATAGATTCGGGTGCAATTGTATATTGTTTATCACGAACAGATCCGAAGATAGATGGCTGTCACCACATAGGGTGTAATTTAAGAAATCAATTAAGTATAAAACTAGCTTTTGATTCGATTAAAACACTAGATTTTTTAATCAATGTTGCTGGAACTAACTTGTGTTGTCCTATAGAAGATATTGATAGTGATGAGTGGGACAGAGTGATGAGCACTAATCTTAAATCATTCTATTATACTTCTAAGTTAGCAGTTGAGATAATGAAACAAAAAAACTTCGGCAGGATTGTAAATGTTTCATCAATCGCAGGAAGAAATAAAAGTATTGTAAGTGGTGTTCATTACACGTCTAGTAAATATGGCATAATTGGCTTAACTAAACAGTTGTCGAATGAAGTCTCAAAACACAATATTCTTGTGAATTGTGTTTGCCCCTCGCAGACAATGACAGAGATGCTGCAAGAATCTATGACTACAGAGCAAATAGAAAAGCTAGAACATAGTATACCTGTCAGAAGAATTGCAACTACAAAAGAACAAGCTTTACCAATATTATTTTTATGTTCTTCGGCTGCATCATATATTGCAGGAGCAGCAATTGATGTAAACGGAGGTCAATTATGAGAGATACTGATATTACTGTTTTAATTGCAGTAAGAGGTGGATCTAAGCGTGTACCAGGAAAAAATATAAGACCATTTGGAAGTTCTAACATGCTCCAAATGAAAATAGAACAAGCAACAAGATTAAGTGGTATTAATAACATAGTTGTAACATCTGATGATGAGGGTATGTTAGAATTAGCAAACTCTCTTGGTGCGACTACTATGAAAAGAAATCCATTTTATGCTAGTGACACAGTTCCTATGGGGGATGTATATGTTCACTTAGCTTCCTCTTTGGATTGTAAGGATATATTATGGACACCAGTAACGAGCCCACTTATAAAAGATGAGACAGTTCAAGAGTGCATTGACCTATACAAAGATAGAGAAGAATATGATTCAGTAGTTACGGCTAATTATATTAGAGAGTATCTATGGCTTGATAATGCAGCTATAAACTATGATCCTAAAAATCATCCAAGATCTCAGGATTTACCTGATGTATATGCTTTGAACTTTGCAGCAAACATATTACCCAGGGAAATAATGATACAAAATAAAAATATTCTTGGGAATAAATTTTATCCGCTTATGTTGGATGATATAGAATCAGTAGATGTTGATACTGAGTTTGATTTCATGGTTGCTGAGGCTTTGTTTGATAAGGTAAATGGAAAATGAAAAATATCAAGATTTATATTGTAACGTATAGAAGGCAAGATATACTAAACAAAACCTTGGATACCTTATTTAATAAGACAGATTTTTCGCTTGTTTCTGATACGGAAGTAAATGTTATCAACAATCACAGTGATTTTTTTCTAGAGGAAAGATTCCGAAACAAGGTAAATGTAATTCACAACAACGCCAGACCTGATTGGGATACAGGTAATTTAGCAAGAAACTGGAATCAGGCACTTGTGCATGGATTCAAGGACTTGAACAATCCAGAGGCAAAAATTGTTGTGACAATGCAGAACGATATTGTATTAGACCCAAAATGGGCAACAAATCTTTTAAAAATGCACAAGAAGTATACTTTTGTCACAGGGCAATTGGGCGATAATATTATTAGCTATAGACCAGAAGCGGTAAAAAGAATAGGCTTATGGGATGAGCGTTTTATAACACCAGCAAACAAAGAGGCTGACTATTATATTAGGGCTCTAATCTTAAACAAAGAAAAGTCCTTAATAAATGACAAGATCCATGGCAGACTATTAAACAGTCAAGATGCACTACCACTAGATACATCAGAATATCAAGGTGGTGAACCTGAGTGGAGAAAAGAGAAGTCGAATAGTATATCGAGAGAAGGTTGGTATCATACATCACAAATTTTGTATTGGAAGTGGAAAGACACTTGGAAAACACAGCCCGCTTATACTGGGTGGTTAACGAGATGGTCTCAAGATTTTGTTGATAACCCACCAAATTTACCAACAGTTCCGAACTTTATACAATATTATTATTTTGAAAAAGATGTTGAAACACTTGAGGAACAAAACTATGTTGGCTGGAGAGAGGGTGATTTCTGGCTTGATCTCAACAAGTGTGAAGATATTGACAAGCACCCATTTAAAGATAATGAAAGGTTTAGGAAGTGATTAAATTAGTAGTTTTTGATTTGGATGGCGTATTGGTAGATGCTAGGGAACTTCATTATGAAGCTCTAAACCGCTCTCTAAAAGAGGTAGATCCAAAGTATATTGTTGAAAGAGAAGAACACCTATCAACATTTGATGGACTACCAACCAGTAAGAAATTAAAGATGCTCACAGAGATGAAGGGGCTCCCTCTGGAGAGTCACCATTCTGTATGGAAAAACAAACAAAAACATACAATCAATATAATATCAAATGAATATGGTCGAGACGAAAGAATCTGTAATTTGTTGAGAGACCTTAAACAAGAGGGTCTTAAAATTGCGGTTGCTTCAAATTCTATCAGAGAAACCATAAAGATGGTTTTGTTGCGCAAAGGATTTATGGAGTATGTTGATTTTTTCTACTCTAATCAGGACGTAAGAAACCCTAAGCCAAATCCAGAAATTTATCTTAAATGTATGGTAAAGGCGGAAGTCGGACCTCAAGAGACTGTAATTATTGAAGATTCACATATTGGACGGGAAGCAGCACAGCGTGCTGGCGCTCACGTATGCGGTGTAATGAACAGTGAAGATGTAACAAAAGAAAAGGTTTTTGGATTTATTGAGAAGAATCGTCCTAAAACTTTGTCTAGACCAAAATGGCAAGGGGGAGATATGAAGGTTCTTATTCCAATGGCTGGCGAAGGTTCTCGCTTTCAAAAGGCTGGCTATGCTTTTCCAAAACCTTTAATTGAAGTTAACGGAAAGCCAATGATTCAACTTGTTGTTGAAAACTTGAATATAGATGCGCAGCATATTTTTGTGGTCCGCAAGGAACATGAAGAAAGATACAACATAAAACATCTTTTACAATTGATCTCTCCAGGGTGTGAGGTTATTTATACAGATGGACTAACAGAGGGTGCTGCTTGTACAACACTGTTAGCAAAAGAATTTATTAATAATGATGAGCCCTTACTCTATGCAAATTCAGACCAGTTTCTAGAGTGGGACAGTAATGAATTTATGTATTCTATGATGGCAGATAATATCGATGGTGGTATGTTAACTTTTGAAGCTACTCATCCAAAGTGGAGTTTCGCCAAACTAGGTCCTGATGGGTATGTAACGGAAGTAGCAGAAAAGAAACCAATCAGTAATATTGCTACCACTGGGATTTATTATTGGAAACACGGCTCTGACTATGTTAAATATGCTGAACAGATGATTGAAAAGGATATCAGGGTTAATAACGAGTTTTATGTTTGTCCTGTATTTAATGAGGCTATTGCAGATGATAAGAAGATTAAAATCTTTCCAACCAAAAAAATGTGGGGTATAGGGACACCAGAAGATTTAGACACATACCTGAGAAATTATAAGGAATGATATGAAGCTAATAGCTCATCGTGGCAACATTCAAGGAAAAACAAACAGAGAGAATATGCCTGAGTATATTGAGGAAGCTTTAATGGCAGGCTATGATGTTGAAGTAGATGTTTGGAATGTGTTGGGGGTTTATTATCTTGGTCATGATGATCCTGAATATAAAATTTCTGAAAGCTTTCTAGAAAAAGAAGGATTATGGTGCCATGCTAAAAATTCACAAGCTTTAAGTGCAATGCTTAAAAACCCAAAAATTCACTGTTTCTGGCACGATAAAGATGATTACACATTGACTTCCAAGGGGAAAATATGGATTTACCCCGATAAGGAACCATTAGAAGGTGGTATACTAGTATTAAGAAATGATCAAAAGATACCAGACGACTCTAATCTTGAGGGTATTTGCTCTGACTTTGTTGGGAACTTTAAATAATGGAAATAAAAGATTTAGAAATAGTAAAAACTAGCCAATCCCTTTTTGATAGTTTCAACGGGTTTATCTTAAGTGATGATACAAAGGTTTTTGGGAAGCTTTTAGCTAGAACGCTTTTGATGAATGAAGTTAAAGATATTCCTGGCGATATTGTTGAGTGTGGTGTTTTCAAGGGAACAGGTATTTTAACTTTTCTTAAATTGAAAAAATATCTTAATCCAAACTCTGGGAAAAAAGTTTTAGGATTTGATTTTTTTGATACAGATAGTCTGATTGAAACTTTATCATCGCAAGATAAATTAGCGATGTCTACGCTTTTTAAAAAAAGAAATTTTAGTCACGATCATAACTATCAAAATTATCTTGAAAATGTTATTCAAGAAGCGGGGTTTCAAGATCACGACTATGAGTTAATTGCAGGTGATATTTCTAAAACAATGCCAGAATATATTTCGAATAAACCTGGGTTAAAGATATCTCTTCTCTATTTGGATCTTGATCTAGCACAACCAACATACGACGTTCTTGAGGCTGCTTGGGATAGGGTGTCTAGAGGTGGTATTGTAGTGTTCGATGAATATGCTTTTCATCACTGGTCAGAATCGCAAGGTGTAGACAAATTTTTTAAAGACAAAGACGTACAAGTAGAAAACCTAAATTATATCGCACCGAGCGCATTTGTCAGGAAAGTATAATATAATGAAATTAGCTTGGCAACAAATACCATCACCAGTTGTATCAGAGATTTTATGCCACACTGGCGTTGACGGTGTTGTTATAGATACAGAGCACGCATCCTACAACAATGAAACAATTTATAATTGTATTCAGACTATAACTTCATTGAATAGGAAATGTTTTGTTAGATTGATGGTTCCAACAAAATCAAGCATTAGGATGTGTCTGGACGCAGGAGCGACAGGTTTAATTTTTTCTACCGTTGAAAATACACGTCAGTGTAACAAAATAATGAATTCTTGCAAATTCCCAAAACACGGCGGACGTAGAGGGCTTGGTTTAACCAGGGCTAATAAATGGGGATTGTCACCTTTAATATCAGAACCACCTTCTGTTATAGCTCAGATTGAAACTATTGATGGCGTAAATAATTTAGAGGAGATAATGAGTCATAATTTTGACTATTATATGATAGGACCTTATGATCTATCCGCTAGTCTTGGAGTACCGGGAGATTTTGGTTCAAACTTGTATCTAAACGCAATTAAGAAAATGGAAAAATTAATACCAAAAGAAAAGATGGCAGTCCATATTCCAACAGAAGTTAAAAAATATCTAAAGAAATATTCAGATTATGGTATTATAGCATTAGGAATGGATACAACCGGACTTTTAGAATTTTATAAGGAGCTAGGAATTAAATGAGTTCAGCACTTGACATTGAAAATCTAGAGAGTAAATTTTACGAAACTATAAGCTCAAAAGAATGGAGACAGTTACAAGAATATTATAATGAATGTGATGATATCTATGTTCTTGGACACGGCGGAAACATGGGTGTTGCTGATCACACCGCTGTAGATATGACAAGACTATCCAATGGGACAAAGAACGCTATGTGTCCTGGGAGTTGTGTAGTAGCAACTTCCTTGATTAACGATACAAGTTTTGACCAATGGATGGTTGCTTGGCTGCAACAAAGAACTTGCACTAAGACTAAATCTCAAATGAAAAAGTCTCTAGTATATGGGATATCTTCGTCTGGGAAATCAAAAGATGTAATCAAGGCACTTCAATGGGCTTCGGATAACGGATTAAGGACAGCTTTGGTAACGTCTAATCCTATTGAAGAAGAAATTAAAGGATTAGCCCAAGTAGTTCTTGGAGCCGAATACTACCACACAGCAGAAGTTTTAACTTTGCTACTGCAATACCAGTTGACTCATGGTTCAGGCAAGGAGTGCCCTCCGATCGGTAAAAATTCCCCTGACGACTTAGAGAAAATTAATTGGAAAGGTCCAAGTGTCAGAAAACACAGTTATCCAGATGAGCAGGTAAATATTGGTATTGACTTTGATGGGGTAATCCACAAATGCTCAAAGGGATATCATGACGGCACAATCTACGATGACCCAGTTGAGGGTTCCAAGGAAGCACTGCAAAAACTATCTAGAGATCATACAGTCATCATTTATACCTGTAAGGCAAAACCAGATCGAGGATTAGTAAATGGAAGAACTGGCTCTGAACTAGTCTGGGAATGGCTTAAAAAGCATGATATGGCACAATATGTGTCAAAGGTTACTGCTGAAAAACCAAGAGCTTTTGCTTATATTGATGATAAGGCGGTTCCATTCACAGGCGGCTGGGATAATGTCATTAATCAGGTTAATAATATGAAAGGAGAAGAATAATGAAGTTTTCAAATCAAGCTGTAGGAGCGCTATTGATGACACTTCAAAAGTGTTTGGCGGAACAAACAGATATAACAGAGATGTTAGCTGACTGGAACTTGGAAGTTGAAAATGGTGAAGTTGTAGTAACAAATCCACCAACTGTAAAGACTCAAGTTTTTGAAACTGAATAATGCCTCTATATCTTTATGATTGTCTCGGGTGTGGCAAACAGGTTAATATCCGACATTCGTATAAAGAGAAAGACGTGGAGTGTCCGTTGTGTAATTCTAAAGACATACGGAAAAATTTATCAACTGTTTTACAGGTAACAAAAAAGGTTACAGTCGATAAGGAAAAAACAGGAACTGAAGTTAACAAAGCAATCGAAGAAGGTAAAAAAACTTTAGAAGAGTACAAAAAGAAACAAAAGAAAAGAATTCACAAACAAAAATGACAACTATACTACTATCAGTTTTATTAACATCCTCAGCGATTATTAATATTGTTTTTGTTTGGTATACACGAAAGCTTCTTAACTATCTAGAGATGACCAATGAAGAAGCCCGAGGGATATTTAATTCAGTAGCTGAATACGAAAACCATTTATCAGATGTGTATGGTAGAGATATTTTTTATGGTGATGCCACCCTAGAAGCTTTACTTGAACACACAGGTAAGTTAGCTGATGAGATACAACTTTATATAAGAGCAAATCAGGAGCTTACAGAAACAGAGCTAGAGAATACTAATGCCTAGAAAGAAGAAGAAAAATAATTATTACTTTACGGAGATAACTGAGAAAGCCATAGTTGACTACTGTAATACAGAAAGTTTGTCAAAAAGATCAGAACTTTACATTCAGCACATACAGCCTGCTTTTGATGAATTGGTAGATAAGATAGTTTATACTTATAAGTTTACCTCCCTTGAGAATATTGAATATCACAAAGATGATTGCAAAATTTGGCTTACCACTATCCTAGGAAAATTCGACCCTTCCCAGGGGAAGAAAGCATTTTCATATTTCTCTGTTGTAACCAAGAATTGGTTTACGCACAAGGCAAAAAAACAAACAAAGAAAAACCGACGTGAAGTTAATTATGACGAAATGGTCCGTGAAGTAGAAGCAATATCTTCTGGATCCGATGCTAGTTTATTAACTGAGATTGAAGAGAAACAATTTTGGAACTCTCTCCTTACAGAAATCAGCAGTTGGCAAAAATTAAAACTCAAGCCTAACGAAGAGAAGGTTTTGAATGCTGTGATGACTCTTATGGAAAATATTGAACAAATTGAAATTTTCAACAAAAAAGCAGTGTATTTGTATATGAGAGAGATAACGGGTCTCAATACTAAACAAATTGTTAGTGCTCTTAATAAGATGAGGGAAAGATATCGTACTTTCAAGAAAAAATGGAATGACGGAGAAATTAGCTAGCATCCTACTTATTGTATGAAAAAAGATCTAAACTCGTTAATTGAACAGGCCCTTGAAAATATAAACAAGGACAGACAAGAAACAGAGATACTCCTAGATAATCTTAAGGAGTATTTAAATGTATCAAAAGAAAGATACTCTGATTCTGGTGCCACCGCTGCTAAATTTGTTGAAACATTACAAAGAAGCAATGAGCAATTAGTAAAATTAGCCACATTAGTCTATAAGAAAGATCAGTCCTCTGGTCAAACGGGTCTTACAGACGATGATAAGAATCAGTTGTTTGATATTTTAAAGGAGGATTGAAATGACCACTCCTAAAAAGACGGCTAAACCAACAGTATTTGACGATAAGGTTCGTCAGCTTCTTAAAAATGAAATGTCTACTGGTACTGATCTAGCCGCTAATGCGTGGGATTTAGATCGTTCAACTCCGATGGGAACCCTGAAGGGTTTAATTAGAAAAGTTAATACTCCTAATAGGGCTTTGAACTTAACTCTTGTTCATGCTTTGGTCTTAAGAACAGACGATAATATAAAGTCTTTTTACGAGACGGTTAAAAATGAGGAAGCAGGAGTTGAGTATCAAATGATCAGAGTAATGGTCTTAAGTGATACACGACATTATTGGATACCAGAAGCGAAAAGATCAAACGACCCTGCTATAGGTTTTTATCCTATGGTTAAATATGTGTATGGAACTGGCGCTCCAATGTTAAAGCCTGGCGACATAGTGACAGTTCAGTTTAATAATCCTCGGGCCCAGTTTTCTAGCCATATGGAAACAGGTAAAGTTATAAGTATTGAGGGGCATCTTACTGGCAAGTGGGATATTGATATAGGAGATGCTTGTCGATCAATACTCCCAGACGAAGAGAAACAACTCCCAGATCCATGTGAAAAGGTTTTTCGACTTGGGGAAGTAGAACCAGTAGGAGAGGAGCCAACAATAACACCCTCTGGAGAGAAGCTCTTAATACCAGCACCACCAGTTAGAAATATAAATGTCACGTCTCCTTTTGATTTAGAGAGATTTCATCCTGTTAGAAAAAGGACAGAGCCGCACTACGGTGTAGATTTTACTGCGCCTATTGGAGAAGTTATCTTCGCCGCTTTGGATGGCGTTGTTACTCTACGAACTAATAAGGGTGGACCGACCAAAGGCTACGGGTATTATATATTTATAAAACATACAACTTACAGTACAAAAGAAGGAGGAACACCAAAGCCTTTCTTCACCCTTTACGCTCACCTTCAGAGTCATTTAAGATATCCAGTTGTTAAGAATGGGCAAAAAGTAAAAAGAGGTCAGCCAATAGGTTTCTCGGCTAATTCAGGGACAAGTAGCGGACCTCACTTACATTTTGAATATGTTACTAATTCTTCGACGCCGTTCGCTGCTGGCGATAAAAAAGACCCAATGGCATTTTTTATAGGTAATAATTTTTACCAGAAAAAGGGGGCTTAAAGTGTTAGGAAAAACAATAACCGATGCGCTCCTTTCAAATGGTAAAGAAGAAATAAAAGAGAACTCTCCAAAGCTTGAAGCACAAGAATATTCAGGTTATTATCAATCAGATATTCTGGGTCCAAATCCAAGCTATAATATTAAAGAGTCTGAAAATGTTATTCAAGGCAAACATAACACGATTATTATTCAAGGGCGTGATCGTCCTGGGAGCGAGTCAAGTGGTAAAGGTGCGTCAGCCAACACTAATGTGGGGTGTATTGATATAATTGCTGGGTTGTCTGGTATTCTTGCACGAGAAGTTGACAATGACGGGGGCAAAGTATTAACAAATAAAAGCACTGAACTTGACTCTGCTCGTATATACATTTCCCAGAGGGCAGATATTGATTCTAAAGAATATTTTGGATTAGCGAAAGGAAAAGTTGGCAATCTGACAAACCGATCAGCAATTGCCATAAAAGCTGATTCTGTGCGAATCATTGGTAGAGAAGGTATAAAGTTAGTAACAAGCACAGATGCTTACAACGGTGCCGCTGGTATGTTTATTGGAGATAATATTCAAGGCATTGATTTAATTGCTGGGAATAATGATACTGATCTACAGCCAATGGTAAAAGGTGATGATCTTGCGGAGGTTTTGGACAATCTTTTGGAGTTGATTAATGATTTGCATTCGGAGGTTTCAACATCCGTTGAGATGATAACCCAGATAGGATCATTAATGTTTGGCTTTTTACCTCCGGCTGCACCAGCCATACTTCCATTATTGAGAAAGTGTAGTCTATCACTTGGCAATTTACAAACGCAAGAGTTAAACTTTGCTTTTCATAAAATGAACTATAGTAAGATCAATCCGTTTGCAAAGTACAATTTTCGTAGTAAATTTAATAATGTAAACTAGGTAAGCAGGTATGGCACTAACAGATAGGCAACGAAGAATAATAAACCCATACGCTGAGACTGTTGATACAGACTCTAGGCGAGGCTTGGGTTACGACTATGAGAATGAATCTAATAAGTTTGTCATTGACGCTATTCACGAAAGTTATCTATTCTTCTATGAGTTCCCCAAAATCGGCAAAGAGTTAGTAGATCGTGATAGGACAATCACTACAGACGATATGCTTGCATATTTTGCGCTTTACCCTCAAAATGGCAGAGTAGTGAATAATAGTGCAGAAGAAATCAGCGATACCGACTCTATAGCTGCTTTACAAAGCGTGGTTGAACAATTGAGAGAGAATGGTTCTTTAGAGAAGTACTCTTCTAATACTTCCGAGTTGACATATAAAGAAGAATACAGAAACGATAACGATAGACCAGACCTTAATCAAGATATAGCAAATTTGATTGCAGTTCCTTCCGCCCACTCCAAGCAATACAAAAATCAATTAAGAAATGCACTAGGGTTGCCAGATATCCAGTACAGTGATAATGCTGGTATTGATCTACTGAACTTGAGCCCAAGCGTAACAACATATATAAGTTCTGACTCTAATGTAGATTTATACGACTGGAGAAAAAATGGACTTCCTGGAGAAGATAATGATCGTGTGTATTACAACCCAGTTGATTTAAAATTCTACTACGTTAAACGAACTGGACGCACTGAACCTGCTGCTTATGCTTTTAACTTCTTAAGAGCAGAACCAGTTACTAGCGCCAGGATTAGCTTCTTTGCTCGTTTGTCAGAAAGTCAAAGAGGAAGATATAATGATGCAGTAGAAACCAGTATTCGTGAAATATTAAAGCTCACGGGAAAAAACTCGGAAGCAAACTTTCAAAATTTATTATCAAAATATGGTACTCCTGATACATTTGCTCTGTTATCCTACAGAGATCTTCGACCAGGATCTCGATGGATATATTGTTTGCAGATAGATTCAAACGATGTTAATAATCTCCCAGATTCTACAGAAACTAATAATAGACCATCTTATGAGGAGTATGAATTATCTACTCTACAAAAAGCAAAGAGGATAATCGGCGACCAGAACAAGTCCACGAGGAGTGTTACTTTCCAGATCGAAGATATGCTGAGATATATGTTTTCTGTTCGAGGTGTATTGGGAGAATATAATGAAAAGCTTTTAGATGATGGTTTTACGCCACAGGTTCTTAATGGAATTGACCTTGCTAGGGAAGTAGACCGTCTTGAATCATTCTTTGATTTATTGTCTTTATTTTATGGGTATAACAAAATATCCCTAGAGGATGATGATTTCGTCCAGATGTTCTTTACCAAGGATTATTTATTAGATCATATTTGTATTAACGGAAGTTTCTATTATCAAGGAACTGGTAATACAACCTATCTTAATATCAATGAGGAGCAGGCTAGAATTGCTAATGCTTTTTCTCTTTTAACGCCGACTAGTTTTTCTTTTCTGAAAAATAGCTATGAGATATACACAGAAGTACGAAATACAACGCCAACAACAAGAGAGCCTGCTTTAGATTTTTTGTCAAAGTATTCTTACCCGCCCTCAAGAATTGATGCAATTAGGGCGAAGCGTGCAAATAATACAAGAGAACAGAATGAAAGACTGAGACTAAAAAGAAAGAACTTGTTTACAAAACTTTCAGAGCTTTCCAGGGTAGATCCGTCTGAGTATGAAAGACTGTTTTCAAATAGGCCGTTAAGCTATCGAATGGCTTCAACCTTGAGTAGTATTGATTGTAACACAGGGCAAGCAAAGGCAGCCAAATATGCTTTAAGGTTTTGGCAAGCTGCCACAGGAAAAACAAAAATTAGATCACTAATACGAGAAACTATTATTTTACTGCGACAAGAGGTCATAGAGGACGAAACAACTAAAGCAAGAATTTCTGATGCAGCTAGATATGCTGATAATCCTACTCGTGCAATACAAGAGATTGAACGTGCTGTCAATCAGCAAATATTTTGCTCTCTAGATGTTTTAGGTGATTTTATTGAGGATAATTTTTTAGATCCAATTGGCGCTCCTCCAGTTGTCAATTCTTTGGTTAGAGAAACTCTAGATCAACCAATAAAAATCGAGTTTAAGAAAAGAAAAATGATTGGACTTAAGCCAAAACAATCTAAAGTGTACCAAAAAGCCATTGAGACAATACTTCAAAACTTTATAAAGTCCATCATAGCAGGTGTTGCAAAAGATGTTGTTAATGCCTTACTTGGCTGTGGACCCGAAGGCAATAAAAGACCAGCCAGTGGTTTAAGAAATTCATTTAAAAAACAGGATTTTGGTTTTACTGATCTGAGAAACTTTGTTGAAGAGGTGGATTTAGTAGAAATCGCCCGATTAGCAAATCTTTTTAATATTGACAATGAGGGACAAACATCTCCAGCGACACTAGAACAAATACAAAATCTGTTAGAGGACGTTTCAGAAATGTCAACTCCAGTTGAATTGCAGCAACTTCTAGATGGGGATGCTAGTAACGAACTGATTAGTCATATATTTGAGACTGTATCCAGTATTCACGTTGTGAATTATATATCTCCCTTTTCAAATCCAGGGACACCTGATCTTTTAACTATAGACCCTAATGATTATAATAGTTTAAATTTTTCAAACAACAAAATAATTGATTTCTTTGTCCTCTTGGGTGATGCAATAGAAAATCAAGGTAGGTTTGGTGATTTGCCATTTCGCTCTCCTCTTGAGGCATATTGCGACCAAAGAGAGAGTTATACAAATCCTTTAGAATTAAATTTTGACATACCGGAAATAGAAGCTCAGTATGCAGATATAGTCAGCGATAAGATTAATAAAATTAATAATCTATGCAACTGGTTAAGAGACTTAGCTAACATTAAATTTCAAATTGAGAGATTGATAGATTCATTGCCAACAATGACTTGGTATGATGATTTGCTAGAATTTATAGCAAGTATAAGTAACTCTATATCTGAATCAATAGCAGAACTGTTTTCTGATCTTTTTGGGAAAGAACAAAAAAGGGTTCAAAATTATGACTACAATGTATACAACTCTAAGCTAGGAACGGAAATATATTACCAACTTGGAACTAAACTAAGAGAGTGTAGCATAAATCAGCTTTATAAATCTTCAAATGGAGATGTATTTTTTATGACCCCTGCCGGACATGGACAAAGAACAACAATAACTGTTGAAGTTGATGGTGATGGTGATGTCACCCTAACTGGTGGTCAAATAGGGTCAAGAAGAAATGGCTGGACATCTGACGTTGTTTATAATTATATATGGATGACATATGCTTTGCCTGGGGAATTACCTAAATTACCTCTTCCCCAATATCGAAGCCCCGTCACAAAGCCGTTTGATATTTATGGAATTGCGTATTATTCAATAGTTAACGCACCATCTCCACTGAAAAAAATATTAAATAATGCAGAATCCCAAGGGACTGCTTTGTTGTCCCCAGATAGTTTAAGACGAGTATATCAACCGCTTGATAATGATGGAGACCCATCAACTAGTGAAAAGACACAACTTAATAAAATATCAAATGCTACATATGGATATTTAAAGCAACAAGAGTCCTTTTCTCCTTATGTTGGGTATGCTGGAGCGTCAAATCTTTACTGTTCAAATCCATCTAAAGGAGATATACGAATAGTGTATTGGGATGCAGATCGACAAACACCAACCGTTGCATACTATAACCCTGCCGGCTTAATACATAACGAAAGATCTGTATCGTCAAACACACAAACCATAACAGAAAACGGTGATTTTCAATCTGTAGATTATAGAATTTTTAACAATTTACAAATAGGTGATTTCACTTACCGTGTTGATAATAATTATAAGTTGTTTATAAATGATACACTATTACCTCCTTTGTATTCTGGAGGAATGTTTGAACTTTATTCAAACTTTTCTGTAGGACTACCATTTGAAAATCCAACCAATGAACAGTTGGCGCTGAGAGCACTTGATAGAGATGTTGATCTTACAAGTATGCAAAATTACAGAGAAAGAATAGACACCCAGATTGACAATGCTGTTATTAATGACACCGGAAGAAGACGCATGCCACGTTATGTCTCGGCTGTTGCAAAACTACCTCTGGAAAAAACAGATGATATATGTGTAACAGCGGAGGACACCCTTCGAGCGGAATCAGCTATTCAAGTTATACAAACTAGAATGATTTCATTTTTTATGAATGTTATGCCTTTAGCTCGTGTATATCCTTGTTGGAATAGTGTAGGTACAGTAAAATTAATTACAGATTATCTCTACAAAAAAATAACAGATGAATTAACTGCAAAAGAAATGATTGGACCCTTGTATGAATCAATTCAATATGTTAAGCTTGTTTTCCCACAAGACCTAGAAGACAATAAATTTAAAAACAACCCAGCGATATCTGATGATTTAAGTCCCTCAGCAAATGTGAGGAATATCATAGAATCAATGTACGTTGGTATATTACAGAACATTTCTAGACTATCTGAATATAAATCAGTAAATAGATCTGTTTTTGACCCAGAATCACCGGCTAATATTAAGCAAAGGTATGAAAACACTCTTGTTAAATTCTATAGACTTTTGTTTAATGTAGATTTTGCAAGATATGGAATTGAGGATGCAGCCCAAGCACGAGCAGCACAATCAATTATAGGTCAGTTTTATAATGGTAATCAGATAACTCAATTAGGATTATTGGCTGGAGCTTACTATTTTCCAATTGCTTTTCAGATAGCATCCTATATGATCTATTATGATCGTGGCATAAAATATGCAAACAGATATAGTGATACACAATATAGAATTTTAGTGCAAAATGCGAATGCAGATGATAATCTTCTGACAGCAATAAAGGGTGAACTTGTAACAAAGTTTAGTACTCCTTTCGTAGGGTTCCCTGTGAGTGTTCGTTACTATGATGGAACTCAGGAAGTAGTTTATTATTCTTCTGATCAAGTCGAAGAAAGGTTGCGCACCCTCACGGAAGAGATTAGCGACAGCTTATTAACTGATGATAGAATTTTAAGACTTCGAGATTTGTTGTTTTTAACTTCGGTTAATTCAACAGTCAAATTTTCGCCTGATGAGCCCTCTGTACCAGCTACGTTACTAGACATATTCCCTGATTATTTTAGCCCTGCGAACCTAGTGGGAGACGATATTGATATGGGGGGTGGTTATGAGCCCATACCACAAAACTTATCTGACCGCATTTCTGAAGAGTTGTTAACTGCGGTAAGAGAAAAGTTGATAATTTTGAATAATCTTTTTTATAATCCTTCCACCCAATACACAAATCCAGGACAGGGCAGAACCTATACCGCTAGGGAATGGTACAATATTCAAAGGGGTGATCGTGAGGAGTTAGCCCAAACTGTGCTTAGAATAGAATTACTTCTTGCACAAGAGATACAGGGAAGGACAGGCTTAGGACGAAACGGTATTGACACAATTTTCCCAAGTGATCGAATGCCTTCTTTGTATTTTGATGAATTAGCGAACATATTTGAAACGTTTAATTTAAAAGAGCGTGAACAATATGAGCGTCTCCGCCGTCAACAGGCTGGAGAAGATATTACAGATATTTCAATTGATCTCCTTGAGTTTGCGCAGCAACCCGTTTTGCCTGACGGCGCTCCAGACTTATATGTTGAAAGAGTAGTAAAATCGCTTTCGGAAAGATTTTTTAGAATATATTTGCCCAACTTGTACAGAAACTACAATGTAAGTCTTCAGGGAAGATTGGAAGAGAAAAGTATATTGGAAACACTAATTAACAGAAATGAGTAAACTACAAGGCATATCACCAAGGTTACCGTTAGTCTACGATAAAACAGACGGACCTTATCAATTAAACAAAACGCTGAAAGAAACATTTCGGCAGAATCTAAAAATGCTTATTCTTACGATACCTGGCGAAAGACCAATGGTTCCCGAATTTGGAGTTGGTCTTTATAGATTTCTTTTTGAAGGAGTTAATTCTGTTACTTTTGGAACAATAGCAGAAACAATCAATAAACAGGTATCATTCTATATTCCATCAATCTCTTTAGAAAACATAGATTTTTTAACAAGTGATGAAGACTCAACTTTGCAATTGAATGAAGTCAGAGTTATTATAAAATATACTATACAACCTTTTAACGAAAAAGATGAGTTAATAATAACTTCGACAATGACTAATTAATATCGGGAAAGAATATTATGACTAAAAGACCGATAAACTATACTAGCAGAGACTTTGAGTCTATTAAAGAAGACTTAGAAAACTATGCTAAGCGTTACTATCCTACTACTTTCAAAGATTTTAGTGAAGCCTCATTCGGGGCTTTAATGTTAGATTTGGTTGCCTACGTCGGAGATCAGTTATCTTTTTATGCTGATTTTCAGGCTAACGAAAGCTTTCTAGATAGCGCTATTAGATATGATAATGTTATTCGTTTGTCAGAAACTCTTGGCTTTAAGAACCAGGGTGCTGCTAAATCTACTGGGCAGGTGGCAATTTTTATGCTTGTCCCTGTTGCACCAAATTCTAGAGCCCCGGATTTGAACTATTTCCCCATCCTTCAAAAAGGTAGCATCTTGTCTGGCGACAATGGAGCAACATACACACTAGCAAGTAACGTTGATTTTTCTGATTCCAATAACGAAATAACTGTTGCTAGAACTGATGCAGCAACAGGTAACCCAACTTATTTTGCTGTAAAAGCATTCGGACAAATTGTATCTGGCCAACAGTTTGAAGAACAAATAACTGTTGGAAATTATCAAAGGTTTTTAAAATTATCTTTGGATAGAAATAACATAACGGAGATACTTTCAATTAAAGACTCTCAAGGTAATGAATATTTTGAAGTTGAGAATTTGTCCCAAGATGTTGTAATCTCTCAGATGGAAAATGTTGATAGTAGTTCTAGAGAGTCTGTTCCTTTCTCCATGAGATTAACTCCTGTCCCAAGGAGATACGTTGTAGAGTTTAATCCTGATAATACAACAAGCGTTCAGTTCGGGTATGGTTCCGAGAATAATTTGACTGGCGATTTAGTTGCTGACCCAGCCGACGTAGTGTTGAATGTTAATAGTAAGCCTTATGTAACTGAAACAACTTTTGATCCAACAAATTTAATAAAGACAGATAAATTTGGAGTTGTTCCAGTAAATACAACTTTAACAATTACTTATACAGCAAATACTTCTAATATTGCAAACGCTGCTGTTGGATCTATTAATAATATGATCAATTCTAATTTACTTTTTAGAGATCGATCTGCATTATCAGAGGATGTTATATCAATAATGCTTTCTTCTATTGAAGTTGATAATGAAAGTCCAATTTTAGGGGATACAGAGCCTTTAACTGCCGATGAAATAAGAACTAGAGCATTTGGAACATTTGCTGCTCAAAATCGTGCAGTAACAAGAGAAGATTATATGAATCTTGCTTATCGCATGCCTGCAAAATTTGGAAAAATTAAAAGAGCAAATATTGTGAGAGATGACAACTCTTTGAAAAGAAACCTGAATATGTTTGTTTTGTCCGAGGATGAGAACGGAAACTTGACTATTTCCAACTCTGTACTAAAAGATAATCTTAAAGTGTGGCTTGATAACTACCGAATGATAAATGACACAATTGATATACTCGACGGGAAAGTAATAAATATTGGAATAAGATACCAGGTAATCCCTGATATTGATATTAATCGCTTTGATCTGTTGCAGCAATGCAATAAGGCAATAAATGATAATTTTCTAACAATAAAGTTTGGACTAGGCGAATCAATTTACATCTCTGATATTTATAAAGTTCTAAATGATGTCCCAGGAGTAACAGATACAAAGAGTGTTGAATTATATAATCGTGTTGGTGGAACATATAGTAATGTTGTTTATGACATAAATTCTAATCTTTCCAATGATGGTAGGTATCTGAGGATTCCACCTGACGCAGTAGCAGAGATTTTGCTACCTAATACTGATGTAGTTGGAGTTATAGTATAAGATGGGTATAAAAAAATATTACGCAACAAAAGACAATACAATTACTAACGCTTTTGAATCTAACCTTATCACAAATGCAACAGGGTCTAATATGGGTGCTGCCGACATATTAGAGACGTTTGTAATTATTGGACAAACATCTGCCTCTATCTCCGCCGCAAGCGCCGAACAAAGTAGAGTTATAATTCAGTTCCCAGTAGATACTATCCAGACAGATATGGGGAACGGAACACTCCCCACTGATTCAGGTAGTATTAAATTTCATTTAAATATGTACAATGCCCCTCATGGAAACTCAACTCCTGAAAACTTCACTTTAGACCTGATGATGTTGTCTCAAAGTTGGAATGAGGGTAGGGGTTTAGATATGGACAATTATACAGATGCTGGTGTATCAAACTGGATTTCGGCATCTTCTGGCGTATCTTGGGCATCAACTGGTGGTTCTTTTATCAGGGGAGCAAATACTTCAGCTAGTATTTCTTTTGACACAGGACTAGAGAATATCTCTGTTGATGTATCTGAGCAAGTTTATAAGTGGCTCGGCGGAACCTCAAATTATGGATTTTTGTTAAAGTTCCCAGACGCTGCTGTATCTGGTACTGATTCTCTGTACACTAAAATGTTCTTCTCAAGAACCAGTGAATTTTATCATTACCAACCAACTCTCGAAGCCCGCTGGGATTCGGGAAGAAAAGATAACCGAGGGAACTTTTTTATTAGCAGCAGTATGGCCTCTGCGGCAAATAACTTAAACACTTTGTATTTGTATAATGTTATCAGAGGACAATTAGCAAACATTCCAGGGTTAACAGGTAATAAGTTATCTGTCGCAGTTTATTCTGGAAGCACATCACCAGTTGGTAATGCTTTAACTGTAGTAAACTCTGCCGGAACGTCTGGATCATCCCTCACTGCTGGATTGTTGGTTGAGAATGGTAACACTATATCTGGTGTTTATACGGCATCGTTTGCTTCAACTAGTAGTTTTACAACACTCTTTGACGTATGGCACACAGGATCTGGAGCATCTAGGATAGAATTCCATACAGGATCATTTGAGCCAAAGCCAGTAGCAACCAGTGATTTGCTGTATGATACAGTTTATTTGACAACAATTACAAATCTAGACGACAGTTATAAAAAAGGACAAAAGCCAAGACTACGTGTATTTGTTAGAGATAAAGACTGGAGTCCAAACATCTATACAGTTGCTAATGCTGCGGTTGATACCACTGTGATTGAAGACGCCTATTACAGTATTCATAGGTCAATAGATAATTTAGAAATCATCCCATTTGGAACTGGAAGTTCAAACAACAACTTCACTCGCTTATCCTATGATGTAAGCGGGAACTATTTTGAAATGGACACTTCTTGCTTGGAGCCTGGGTATATGTATGGAATTAAGTTTGCTTACTATTTACAAGGTGAATATAGAGAGCAACCCGAGGTATTCAAATTTAAAATAGAAGAAGATGATGTATGAGCAGCTTAAAGAGTTTATATCAGAACAACAAACAGGGCACTACGGTAAGCAAATACTTAAAGAGTAGTGCGCCTAACACTCTTGGAAGTGGGGTTGAGTCCGAAGCTCATTTAAAAGCTCTAACAGAAAAGCAAGATTATTTTCTTCCACCCATAGATTACTCAGATCCAGAAAAATTTGTAAAATTTGGATCCGCCGAGAAATATTATAAAAACGCCTTTGAATTTATAGCCAGCGATTATCCCTATGATGGATCAGGTCTTGAAAAGACAGATTTTTATAACAATATAAATCCACTTGAAAAATATACTCTAGAGGTAACTTATCCTCGATCAACGGGTTTTGTCTCAATAGGACAGCCTTACACAGTAGATAAACTAAGTTCATCAGGATACGATGAATCCTCAGCAACTACAAATTACATACAGGTTAAAGGAGGTCCTCATAAGAATACAAAATTCAATGTAGCTAAAGATAGAACATCTAACTTGGAATTTGGCGGAACTAATGGAACAACCGTTGAATTTTTCTTGAAAAAAGACGCTTTGATTACTACCGGTACAGCTAGGAAGATGGCTGTCTTGGATTTGACAAATGGCGTCTCAACAACAAATTCATCAAGTGCTACTTATGGGAGGCTTCGTATAGCAATCCACTCAGGTTCGGAAACTCAATTTTTTGTTACAATGCGTTCTGGATCAAATGGGTTCACCGAAACTGCTATTCCAAGTACGCCAGGACAAATAACAATTTCCGACGCTACTTGGAGAAACTTTTCGTTCAGGTTCAATACCTCTACTAATGTCCCTACTGTTGATCTTTTTGTAAACGGCACTTGTATTGAGACAGGTGTAACTGGTTCGGGCGCTATCGGCGCTGTGACTGGAACAATGATAGCTAACATTGGCGCTTTGCGCCAAGCACCGGAAGGCTTTGGAACCACAGCCGAGGGATCAGGAAAGCTTTCTGCTTCTTTAGATGAATTTAGGTTCTGGAAAAAGGCTCGTAATGCCGAACAGATAGGCCGCCACTGGTTTACAAATGTTGAGGGCGGAAGTGATAAGTATGATGCCAACGTCTCTTTGGGCGTATATTTTAAGTTCAATGAAGGAATAACAGGTACATCCTCTGTGGACCAAACAATGTTAGATTATTCTGGAAGAGTTTCAAATGGAACATATGTAAATTATAGCACGGCTGTAGCCATTGCAAGAAACACAGGCTCCGCTATAGATCAGCTTTCGATGCAATCAATCACAGAGCGTGGAGATCCGATTGTAAGAACAAATAACCCCAATTATTTAACCACAAAATTAAGGTATGAGCAAAGTGGCTCTGTTTATGATGGAATTAATAACGCCCGATTGCTAAATCATTTGCCTAATTGGGTGATTGAAGAGGATGAGAATAGCGGAAGTGAGATCGTAGCCCTAACTCAGATAGTTTCTAGTTATTTTGACACCTTATATAACCAATTAACTTTTTTAAAGGAATTAAAGTATAATCAATATGTTAGCGGCTCTTTATCTGATTCGATTGATGAATTTCCTCACAATGATCGACTTATAGAAAATTATGGAATTCAAACACCGGAACTATTTGAAAACGCAGATTTACTGTCTCAGTTTTTCCAAAGAGATGAGCAAATAAATTTTGATCAACAATTGGTAGATATTAAAAATTCAATTTATAAAAACATTTATAATAACTTAAATTTTATACTGAAGTCTAAAGGTAACCAGAAGTCAATTAGAAACTTTATACGCTGTTTAGGTGTTGGAGAGGAGATATTAGCATTCAACACATATTCAGACGATATGGATTTTGAATTAACAAGCAGCTACCTTAGTTCGGTCAGTACAAAAAAATATGTAGATTTTACAGGGTTATTAAATCAATCAGATGACGATGCGGTCGTATACCAATACTATGATTCTTCTAATTCTAATTCTGTAGGTTTAATCACTGGCTCTAATCAATTGTCTGAGTATGCATTTTCCCTTCAAAGTGAGTTTGTATTTCCAAATAAAGATGAGCAAGATACTTTACCCTATTTAGTCCCACAGGTGATAAGTTCATCACTTTATGGTTTTCATACTCCTAATATCGAAACTCAAACATCAACAGATTTGACTTGGAAAGCCGCCGCAAATGATCACGGACTACAAGTATATGCTGTAAAAAGCCCAGGAGAATTCGCTGAGGTAACATCTCCAGATTTTAAGGTCAGGGATGCGTTTTTTCTTGTAAAAGATCGGGCTGGAAATACGTTGCTTAGTTCAAGTATTTTTAGAAATGTTTATAATAACGAGAGATGGAATTTATCTCTTACCTTAAAACCAAAAAAATATCCATTCTCTAACGGTGTATTGGGAACAACTGTCGCAACTTCTGGATACGAACTTGGATTTTATGGAGTTAATTATAACACCGGCAAAAAAGAAAATTATTTTAATGTGACTACTGACTTGACTTACGCATCAGGTTCTGCTATAGTTAATACAGCTAAAAGAATTTATGTAGGGGCACATAAAACTAATTTTACGGGAAGTACTTTGATATCTTCAGATGTTCGTGCATCTAGCGCCAGATATTGGACCGATTACATTTCACCTGCTGTTGTAGACTTGCAGGCTAAACAAGTGGATACTCACGGGTCCTTGCACCCTTCAAGAAATGCATATTTGTTTCAAACAGCGAGTGCTGGGGTCTACATACCTAGTATACAGACTCTGGCATTAAATTGGGAGTTTGCTGAAGTTACTGGCTCTGATGCTAGTGGTCGCTTTATAGTCCAAGATGCATCGTCCGGCTCGGTTGGAACAGATTATGAGTCCTCATATCAGGGATCTATTTTTAGCCCAATCAATCTTCGCCAACACACAGGACGAGGTGACTTTTTTACAGCAAGTTCAACACCAGTTAGAAAACAATATGTTTACGCTGATAAATTGTTGCCGCCTGAATATATTGCTGGCAACGAAATGGTAAAAGTTCTGTCGGTTGACGATGAAATATTTGGAACATTTAAAAAACCATCAAGTACTTATTTTGCTATTGAGAAGAGTATGTATCGAAGCATCTCAAATCGTATGTTGCATTTGTTCGCATCGATTAAAGAGTTTAATAACCTTATTGGTGAACCAGTTAACAAATATCGAATGAATTATAAGCATATGGAAAAGTTACGTGAAATATTTTTCCGTAAAGTTCGAAACGACATACCAGACTTACAAAAGTATCTTGACTACTATAAGTGGCTAGATACAGCTATGACCGAGATGTTGGATCAGCTTATGCCGGCATCTGCTCGATACGCCCCCAATGTAAGAAATTTAGTTGAAAGCCATGCTCTCGAAAGAAATAAGATTCAACATCGTGCGCCTTTATTGAAACCACCTGGATCTTTATCAGGAGGAAATGAAATTACAGGTGATATAAACGGTAACAATACACAAATAGGTGTTGACGGCGCTCCTGGGAGTCCAGCCAGCAATCCTCGCCGCCGCCCAGCTAATTCCAATCCGGGTGATTTGGGAGGTGATGAACTTCTACCACCAGAACAGATTCAAGCTGGAAGACTTGAAGATTTCGCACGAGGATTTGACGCCGAGCGAGCTTTACGCCCTGGTCTAAATGGACCAAACTTTGGATAGATATTAGACAAGGAACTAGTTACTAAATGGCTAATAAAACTATTATAAACTCCGCTCCACCAAAGCCCTCAAAGCGAATTATAGGTGGATCAAATCAGCGGAGTAAGGTAAGACTTAATCTTCAAGGATCACATGGGTGGTCTTTTAATCACGCACCCACTCCGCTTAATCAGGCGGATAATGCCATATGGTGGAAAGAAAGAGCACCAAGGTATGTTGCTCCCCTATCATCATCCGGAGATGTTCTCTATACTAGACAATCAGTTAAAAGAGAAGTTCAAAAGGAATCCGATAGGAGAAGGATTTATAATTTAGATGCCGAAATTGATAATCCAATTCGAGGTGGTAGTAATCAACCACTGAATAAGAAATATCACCTAGGTGATAAGACGTTCACAGCTTTTGACCAAGAACTTAATATCAGGAATGAAATATATCCAAATACCAAAAAGAGAGTGTCTTTTGGTGTAACCATAGATGGAAAAACATACAACAGCGAAGAGGTTGTACCGTTCAGTCTTTTTAGTTCGAGTGTAACGGATGGTTACCAAGCGACCTTGGCTGCAAATGGTTTTGGTAATGTGGACTTTGCTAATTTACATGATGACAAAATTCAGTCTTACCAGGGAGAAGTACCCCTCCAGGGACCATTTACTGAAAGGTATGTGGGTGGGATTCTTTCTCGACATAATGCACCACTAAGAACTACGGAACGACAAGAGTCATTCAATATTACGTTAGATCCTGGACTTATAGCACAAAGCCTCATAGAAGTTGATGTAGGAGCAGATCCCATCGCTGACGGCTTTAATGGCAAAGTATTAACCTTGACACTTGGAGGAATATCTTTTTCAGCAACGTTTAGTGATGCCGTCAATATAGCGGATTCAACTAAAACAGTTATGGGCATTAAAGATGCACTTGATTCTGATAGCGCTGCTGACGCAATATCCAGAAGTTTAACCCTGGCTGCCTCTGCGGACAATCTACCGATCACCGTAGTTTATAACGGAGTACCAGGATTTAATTATGTTAATGTAAAAGGCACGTTTGTAGGAACGAGAGACAATGGCACAGCTTTTGGTGGAAATGCGGTTGCGTCTGGTATTGTAACTCCGACACCTACATTTAGTGGAGGCAGGGATATATCAAGGACCATGAATGAACCTACGGTTGGTAATCCTCAAGGGAAGTACCTAAGAGGTCTTGGTCCCAAAGCACCAGTAAATATTGGGAACATAAAAACATTATTTACTTCTGATAGCGTTAGAGTGGTTGGCAACTATGTCAAAAACTATGAAGTAGTCCAGACTGCTAACCGTGCAGCAACTAATATGGACCTGGCATTTAATACTGTCAATTATAACTACAGTGCCCCAAGTGCTTTTATCACAACCCCAGCCAGAAGAACAGCAGGGCTTGTAGGTTCAGCAGACTACCCAGCACCTCGTCAAATAGCATCACGTAGAACTAATGACACCATTTTCGTTAATCGGTTCAGCGCTCCTGGCGGAAAACAGACTTCCAAGCAGCAATTTAGAGACGTAGCCTCTGATCAATTTTCTCCTAATTCTGCACTGCCTTTTAGAAACTTGGCAGTGCGTATGCCTTATCTGAAAAAGCTTGGGACTCATACTTTATTTGGAGGTTTTGAATCTGGCACTAGTGCTACTATAGCAGCAGTTTATAAGGTACAAAGAAATGAGACACAGCGTATAGTCTCCTCTAATAACACATTTGTAACAGGGAATCTTTTTGACACTTATTTCTTCAATAGACCAATTCCGGCTGGAGACAGCACTCAGTGGTTTTTCTCTTTGTCGGGTTCCAACACTAATACATACAGCAACTATGTTTTGTCTGGGTCTAAATATCCAGAACATATTTTCCTAACAAAAGCAGCCCTATCTACACCTTTTGGCAGGTCTGCATATACAGCTTCGGATGGTCTAGTGCATTATGTTTGGACTGATTATGGTACACCATATAGCGCACCGTGGGCGCAATTGGGAGCACAATATAAAAATGCTGCTCGTAATTTAAGAAAAACCAACACCTATGATTTGTTGCCCCAAACAATATTCAGTAACAATGCAGTTAATAATGCCGCATCAACAAACTCTAAAACCACAACGGATCAAGCAGGTAATACAATAACAACTTTTTATTCGCAGCAAATTACTGAGCCGCCAATAACTTCTAAATATAAACCCTTGACACACCAAATAGAGACTTTTATAGGGTCACCTTCTGATACTACGGACAATAAAATAACTCTTGGGTTAGAATACAGTTACGGCAATTCGTTAATGGGTTTTGCAAACCGTGAACTTAACAGGCAACTTAAAGGCGATGTTAAGTTTGCTTTTAACAAGATCAAGCGACCATATGAAGTTTTACGGGAACAAAAAAATAGCGACACAAATGCCTCTGTAAATGGCATCAATATGATAAAAATGTTTGCTTACAATGAGACCATCTTCCCAAGAGAGATTAATACTTATACTTCTGGTAGTCGTGCTCGTCTAGCATTTCAAAACTCATACTGGAGAAATGACGCTTTTATTGATACTGTGACAACTTTTTATAATAACTTTGATGTTTTGTTTTATCTTCCCTCAATAGAGAAAAGAGACAATCGACAAGCACCAAGACTAGTTGCACCGTTTACTACATCCCAAGGATACGTGGTTCGACGAAGAGATCAACTTCCATACAATCCACGAAATCCATCAACACAAATTGCCGCAGCATCCGTTCCAGGCACTGCCTCTATGTGGCCAATGGATTCTTATCTGTGGTCTGATTTATCCCATACTTACGCTGGGGCAACTTTCAACACAGGAGCATTTTCTGCGCCTGTAATTTTGGCTGATCAATCTACCACTGCTTGTGGTGAACTTATGATGACCAATTTTGGAACAGTAGAGGATCGCATGACAGATAGCAATCCTGTATATAATACAAGTAGTCTTAGCACTTATACTCTATCAGACATAGTGTCCTCTCAATATGTTTATAGTATAGCTTTTGTAACTGGAAATCTGGGATCAGCTAGCAAGCCAAATTTCGGGTCTGCTTCTGCTGAGCCTCGTATTCCAGGGGGACCTTTTTCTAGACCGCCTTGGACTGCTGGCTCTGAGCGACTATATGTTGATGGTGAAAGTAAAGGTCTTCTTGCTCCTAGAGAATATCCATTTTATAATAGCTACGAAGATTGGGCTCAAGATCTTAGGTTAAAAGCAAAGGCTCACACTATTGTTCCTGAATATCGTGTAAGTGAGCATATATCTCAATTTAAAACTAATCGTTCTGTATTTACTGCTATTTCGTCGTCACTTGAGATAACGGGTGCAAACACAACCAACTTTGATGGCACAAATACAAACTTTTATACTAGATATGCGACTACAGACAATATGGAATTTTTGTCTGACTTTATGTCATATGATAAGGGTGATGTAAACTTTATTTTTAACAACTATCCACGACATTTAGAAATCAGTTCCGACGCCATCATAAAACTTTTACCATATAATGGTTTCTATCCAGTTAACAGAACATTAGAAATATCAACTTTGTTCTCACAGTCTTATGCTCCTTATGCTTTATTTACGGGGTCGGAAGCTGGCGAACGAAGCCAATGGAGAGCATTGCTCAGACCATATTTTGCGCCTGGTATTATGTATAATTCAATTAAATCGGGGATCGCTGTAGACTATCCTATCCGCAGAGTCAACCGAAACTCTGGGGGATTTGGAAAACAGCAAGCGATCCAAGCCGATCCACTACTACCACAATATAAAATTGGTCATCCACTTTTTGGAGCCCTGTATGGTAATATAACAGGCGGTGCTGCATCTAACGGTGTGATACCAGGAAACAGTCGAAGAAATAGAAATAATTTTGATTGGTCTAATCCTGATGTAAATGCTTTATATTGGGCTGATAGGTTACCTTTTGAATCAATTCTGTCACCTGAAGATTACTTGAGTGCGGATCTAGAAACATTAACCGGCTCACAAGCAACAGTGATGTCAGACATTAATGCCTTTTTGCATCTTAAAGTCACCGCTTCGTTTTCAGAGGGCGCAATTGACTCAAATAATTTATATAAAAAGGCAGTGTCAAACTTTATAGCAAACGTACCACAGTTTTTCTTAAAAACTAAAAACAACAAGTTTGGTTCTCCTGGAAAGTTGACTAAATTTGTCTCTCAGTTTGGTAATCCCTCTAAGGGGTCTCAAGAAGTTACTACAGCGGCTCGAACAGTGGCTGTCGATCCTAAAAAAGCATATATGATGGAAATTGGTCTAATGAAGACTGATCAATTTAATATGTACAGTAACCCTGCTGCGTTTGGACCTTCAACAAATACAAGCTACATTTATAAGCCCTGGGAAGTCGTTGCAGCTTCAGGCTCTTGGACACCTTCGGGCTCTAATTGGCCTAAGCACCGAGGTGAGTACGCACCTTTTGCGCCGCCGTATTATTATGGACCATCGTTAGCTCGAATCACTTTTATGCCAACTGGGGATAAAAAAGAATATACTCTAAATGAAATTTTGGATAATGATCGAGGCGAAGTTTTCATTGACTTCTTAAACGAAAGCGGAAGTTATTATGATGCAACTTCAGGATCATTTGTTGACTCTTATGGAAATACACTCACGACAACGACAACACCAGCTTATTTATGGAATAGGGCGTGGCTAAACAGAATGGATATTGACGCCTCAATTAATATAGGGAATGAGTTTGCAACTTCGGCGGGGTCTTCATATAAATCATCAGATCCTAACAAATGGACAATTATGCCAAAATGGGAAAGTCCAATATTAGATTTTCCGAATATAATAAGAACACCAGAAATTCCAGCTACCTCGGGCACCGCAGCTACTGCATCTATGACGGTGGTTGATTATGACGCTTTGTTGACCGCAGCAGACTCCTTGGAATCATTTGCCATTACAGGAAGTTCTAATGCTGTTGAATTTATCTTAGCTGGCGCAGAGACTTCTAATTTGAGAGCTTCAGCGACAGAATATTTAATAGCATTTAGTTCGTCTTTAGTAGACAAAGATTCAGCGGCTGCCCAACAGATCGCTTCGGGAATTAATTTTGCATTTAGCAATGGTGACCTTGATGTCCAGGCGGTTCATACAGATACTCTTATAGCACTTACTTGCAGTGTTGTTGGGACAGCAATAAATGGAAGCGTCATTAGGAATATTGTGGGGGGACCAATCTCCCCATCATCTATGACTGTTGGGGGTCCATTTGCTGGCGGAGCAGCAGCAACTTCAGTTATTCCTGCATCTACGACAGTGGGATATAACTTTTCATCGTCAGTCAACGCTTCCGAATTTACAAGTTCTGCTCAAGGTATGTGGCATCAATACGGCTCTACACCCGACGAAGGCGAGGGTGTATATATGTATATAAAAGATATCCCAACCGGAGCCGATGAAGAATATGATCTGGTAGCAAATGTCACTGCTACAAATACCGGACGTTACAATTACGTTAAAAAGATACCTAAGTTTGTAATTGATTCAAATAGATCTGTAGATTCTTTAGCTGATTTGTGTGGTTTTGATAGCAAGGAAATCATTCGAAAAGGCTTTGATCCCACAAAAGCTAAAAGATTAGGAGAACTAGCAGAGGATGGAGAAAATTCAATATCTGAGGGTGTTGTAGCATTACCATTTTATCTAGATGAGAACGGCGAACCCAAGCTGATAACATTACAGTGTAATCCATCAGAATTGGGACCAAAAATAAAAGAGTTCCGAAAGAACTTTACAAAATACTCATTCCCACCAGCCTTAGCTCAAAAATTAATTGGTTTGGTTCCAAAGGGTTATCCTTCTATTCCAAGAACCATTAATCCCTTTGGCGGAGATGAATACGATGAAATAATGGCAGGTGAGGATATAACTCAAATACCCGTCATATATTTAATGGAGCATCGTGCTACTTTAACAAAGCAGGATCTTGCTGATATCTGGCAAGGAATTATGCCAGACCTATCACGAAAAATGAATTTTAGTTTTTCTGCCATAGATCATTATATGCCGGGGACAAACGTAGAAGAAACACCACAACAGTTCCCAGAGGTACTCAAGGAGCAGATCAATGTGGGAGCAGTGAGAGACGGTATCCCACGATATGACCTTTTAGACATAGCAGAGAAAGCCTGTAAACAAGGGTTCTTCCCGGAAATTAAATGGCTTGTGTTTAAGGTTAAGCAAAAAGGTATATCAACTTATGGTGAAATGATTATACAAGAGGTAGATGGACCAAATGCTCTCGGTTACGATAATTCCAAAGAGTTCTTAACTCTTCAGGGACTCCCCAGTGATCAAGTGGAAAGGATCTTGGGCGATAGGGATGACTTTGCTAAAAATGCATACATCTCAAAACACTCTTTGGATAACCCAACATTTAATTGGCCTTATGATTACTGTTCATTAGTTGAGGCTATTAAAATTGACTCTAAGGTTGGTTTCCGTCCTGACCTTGATAAAGAGTATGAAGAGGTTGAGGCTAAACTAACACAAGCTGTCATTGACGAAAAAGCGGGCAACAAATAATAATGTTTGAGGATATTTAAGATATGGTCCGTTTTTTCGATCAAAAAGAAGAAGTAATAAATATCGAACTTACGCCGTATGGCAGACAACAGTTCGCCAGTGGAACTTTGTCACCAGCATATTACGCTTTTTATGACAAGTCAATTCTTTATGATGGATCTTATGCTAGTATAACAGAGACCCAGAATCAAGTGACAAATAGGATCGCTAACGAGACCCCTAGGCTTAAACCTGTAACAAGATTTACGTCAACACCAGGTTCAGTTTTCTCGTTAGCTTCGGCAAGAAACAGGGATGATTTTTCACAAGACAATGTTTGGAATTCCTCTTTTTACAGAATGTTAGGCAATAGTGATCCAAACTCTGTTTATAATCCGTCTTGGAAAATAAATGTTTTAGATATAAGTGACGTTGGTTTTCATCCAGGCGCAAATTATAATGCAGAGAGCACTATCCCTCAGATGAGCGCAACCCTTAATATTAACTATGAAAGTATGGATATTCCAGATTCTGATGATAAAGTTTTAACTCTTATCAATAGTGACAAGTTTATCATAGACGTACAAGAGCTTAACACAATTTTTAAAGGAAACGGCAATTTTGACATAGAGGTGTATGTATCGGGTACAGATGGACTACATAAGTCATTAGGGTTTATAAATGATAAATCGGATAAGGCGAGTTTATTGTCAAATCAATTAGATCCATACACATTAGCTGACAGGATCCAGGGAACAGAAGATCAGATCAGCAACACTTTTCCAATACTGAATGATAGTTTTGTTGAATTTTTTCTAGACATTTCTGTTGATGATGAGATTGTTGGAATATCTTTACCAACTAACTCAACATTGTATAGTAGGAAGGTTGATAGAAACCCAATTGATCCTTGTGAACTTTCAGATGCATCAGGGTTTGATTTGAACGGACAGAATGATGGATAATAATTATGACTAAACTAATATCAGACATCCGCATTGATTCTATTGTGCTTGAAAAAAAGAAGGATACAAACACCGATAAGACTATTAATAGCTTAGTAGTATCTTCTAACATTCATTTACCACGTCAAAGTGATAATTTAGAAAAAGTAAATTTAAGAATGGTGTTCGCAGTGTCAGAACAAGCAGCACGGGTTATGGATTACATTTCTCAGCGCTACAATGAGTATAATAATATTGACCTCGGAGCCGATGATAACGTAACAAGTACGGAATATAATATCTTCTTAAGACAACAAACAAATAAAATAGGACAATATTTAAATTCTTCTAGTCCATTTTCTCCTGTATCCACTGATTTAGAAGCTCTTAGTCTTGTGACTCCTCATCGAATATCTCGCTTAGGTGAAGGCTCATCGGTAGCTAAAGATATTATTATCTATGATGTCGCCATCGATGAAATTATAGCAAACAGAAAAAACCAGATAGCACTTTTGGACTTAATAAGAATAGACCTTCCAGAAACAATGGAAGACATAGAGCAGTTGTCTCTTTATGCTTTTGCTTACGATACTGATATACCAAATATATTAAAAGACGATCCTGAAGATAATTTTACTATCAATACGGGAACCACAATTATTTCATCCGTTACTCCTTTAGGGAGAAAAACTACTTTTATTTCGGTTTCAAAAGAAAACCCTTTTGTTGGGATGGGGCAACAAAAAGTTGAGGAAAATGTAGATAGAGACAAATTAAGAATAATTGAAGAATTACCAAGTGATATTGCAGTTAAGAGATATACAAATATTGCGGATAAAGTAGAAGAACTTTTTACAACTTTCCAGAAAAGTAAAAATTATGAAATAAATAAAATTCTAAAAAAGGAAAATTATTTTTCTGATCTATGGCTCACCCGAGATACTAAAGAGAACAATAGATTTATCTTTGCCTTTGATGTCCAAGCGTATTTAGCAAAGAATGGTTTGTTTCCATTTGTATATAAAAATAATGAACTTGCAGAGATTTTAATTTCGGGAGGCAGCGATCTATCCCCACGGAAACTATCATCGATAATTTCAGTAGAAGTGTATAGACAATATGTTAAGACCTCTGGATACTTAGCAAGTAATGATCTTGGGACCATAGGGAAAAGTTCTGTTAAAGGACCGAACAAGGAGTTTCCAAAGGTTTTAGTTGAAAAAATAGAAAAAGCTAACGTAAATTTACTGGGTCTCCCTGAGACATCTCGAATCTGTTTTTATGAAGGATATGACAATTTTGGCACTTCTCAAGACGTTAATTATCAAAACAATGGAACTTATCAATATATTGCCGAATGCACTATAATAGATAACTCTCCTGATATGATGCGAAGGTTGGCAAATTCAATGTATGGTTTGAAAAGATCGACTAAGTTAATATATGATTATTTAACAGGTGATGACTCAATCACAGATCCCAACACGGGGAAACTATTAGCAGATATAAAATCTATTACAGCACCTATTGATGGAGAAAATATCAACGTATCTGAAAAGATATTTGAAACGGTAAAGACTTATGACATCTTTATAGGAGCGTTAAGTCCATCCGGTCAAGCAATAGAATTGGAACAATATTATCAAAATCAGTTTGAGATAAACGGCGGGCGTGTTGATTTACAGATTATTAAAGATCTAGAAAACATAATTGATCTTGGCATACATTTTGTATACTCTAAGCTAGAGAAATTTTATCCACAAGATCCTTTTGGACGGGCAGATAATCCAGTGGTAACTGGTTTTGCTAATAATAGAAGTCGATCTACGAGGGTAAATTTTTCAACCGTGGAACATACCTTTTCACCAACATATGAAAGAGGAAAAAATATTGGATTCGGATTAGATTATGTTTTCTCTTCTGACAACCCAAATAAGATTTTAAACAGTATTTCACTTGACGGATACAACACACGTCGATTCGACGA